GAAGGACACCGGGGACAACATCTTTGTGCTGCTCACCGACGCGGTGAAGGACTTCCGCGACTGGCTGAAGAAGGCTCAGGCAGACGGCACCCTGCAGCAGTTCTTCGATGACGCGCAACGGCTGGCGATCAAGTTGGGCGAGATCGTCGGGGCGGTGATCGACATCGTCGCCGCCCTGGACACCCCGATGAACCGGACGATCCTATTCTGGATGCTCGACCGGGCAGTCGACATCCTCACCTTCTTGGCCAAGACCTTCGAGTGGCTTGGCAAGATCAACGGCATCTCCTGGGACATCGCCATCAGCGCCTGGGGCAGCATCAAGGACGGCATCGCCGACGTCGGGGACAAGGCCGAGGAGGTGGCCAACGGAACCGCCTGGGGGGTGCTGAAGGGTCACATCGACGAGGTCACCGACGGCACCGCCTGGGACTCGCTGAAGGAGAAGATGTCCCAGGTCGGCAACGGCGAGGCGTTCGCTCCGCTGAAGGAGGCTGGGGCCGCGATCAAGACCGCCTTCGCCCCAGTGGGTACCTTTTTCTCCGGTCTGGCCTCCCAGATCGGAGAGAACCTGGGCCGTGGATTCGCCACTTTGAAGCAGAGGGCGGGTGAGGCAGCCCAGGGCATCCAGACCGCGTGGGGCACCGTCACTGGCTTCTTCGCCGGGATCGGCCGATCCATCGCCACCAACGTCAGCACCGGCCTGGCCACCTTGAGGCAGCGGCTCACCGAACTGCCCGGTCAGATCGTGGCCGCCTTCACCAGCCTGCCAGCCAACATCTGGATCTTCGTGCAGCAGATGGTGGCGCCCTTCGTCTGGCTCTACAACCAGTTGATCGGAGCCTCGATCATCCCCGAACTGGTGAACGGGATCGTGGAGTGGTTCGCCGGGCTGCCGGGCAAGATCTCCGCCGTGCTCGGTGACCTCGCTGGTCGGTTCGTGATCTGGCTGGCAGGGGTGCCGCAGAAGATCCAGTCAGCCGTCGGGTTGGTGGTCGGGGCCTTCGGTGGCCTGGCGCAGAAGGCCATCGCCCGGGCGGGCAACATCGTCGCCGCCTTCGGCAAGTGGGTGGCCGGACTCCCGGGCAAGGCGCGGACCATCGCCACCTCGGTGGCCACGGCCTTCGTCGGACTCGCAAGCAAGATCATCGCCAAGGCAGGGTCCATCGCGGGTCGCTTCGCCTCCTGGGTGGCCAGCCTCCCAGGCAAGGCCCGCACCGTCGCCAACCAGGTGGCGTCTGGGTTCAGTGGGCTGGCAAGCAAGATCATCGCCAGGGCGGGCAGCCTGACTGCCAAGTTCGCCTCCTGGGTGGCCTCACTGCCGGGCAAGGCCAGGACTGTCGCCAACCAGATCGCCAGTGCCTTCTCCGGGCTGGCAAGCAAGATCATCGCCAAGGCGGGCGACCTGGCGGGCAAACTCGCAGGCTGGGGTTCCAGGGCGGTGGCCAAGGCTGGCGGGGTGGCCAACAACATCGTCAGCAAGTTCTCCGGCCTGGCCTCCCGGATCGTGAACGCCATCGGCGACATCGTGCCCAAGATCAGGATGCCAAGCATCAAGGTGCCCACCGTGGTGGCCAAGGTGATCGTCCCGAAGAAGGCTGCCGGTGGCATCATCAGCGGGCCTCAGATGGTGACCGTGGGTGAGGCTGGTCCGGAGGCCATCGTGCCGCTGGACCGGGCTCTGTCTCGGGTCGATCCGGCGGTGCGGGCCCTGTCGGCCTTCGCCCAGGGGCTCAGCCAGCCCGGTACCGGCAACGCCAGCACCGGACCCTCGATCGGCCGGAACATCGAGGTCGGCGGCATCACCATCAACACGCCCACCACAGACCCGAGGGCGGTGGCCAGCGAGGTGGTCAACCGGATGACCTTCGCGGCCTACATCTGAGTTAAGGCGACCTTAACCACAAGGAGGGGCGATGGCCTGGTCTGGATACTTCATGTTCGGTGGCACCGAGATCATCAACGCCACTCGGACGGAGGACTACGCCCGCCACCTCAACGTCGGCTGGTTCCGCCCGATCTACAACGAGGTGGGTCTGCCCTGGCTACTGGGCGAGAAGGAGTACACCACCCCGCTGCAAGACGATGCGCCCTGGACCGACCCCGACAACCTCGACTCCTACGACTTCTACGGGGTCTACCCTCTCGACATCACCGGGATCGAGGACTCCACCACCGATGTCACGGTGACCGAGTCGGTGGTCGACGGCGGGTTCATCGGCAAGGCCCGCAAGAAGTCACGGGTGGCGGTCTTCAACGCAGTGCTGACCGGGGCCAGTGAGTGCGCGGTCGAGTACGGCTTCCGCTGGCTACGCAGTGTGCTCACCGGTGGCCCGTGCTTCAACGAAGCCTACGGTGCCTGCGGTGGCGTAGACCTGTGCTACTTGGCTTGCCCACCGATCTTCACCAACGTGGACGGGGTCGGCCCGGTGGAGTGCTACGCGAAGGTCGGACGCTCGCTGCACGAGGTGACCGTCACCAGTGGCCCGGCGGTCACCCAGAAGTTGGAGATGGTCAACGGTGGCGCAGCCTGGACGGTCACCTGGACGATGACGGCAGCCAACCCGGCCGAGTTCGGCGTGGAGAAGCCGCTGATCGTGGGCTTCCTCGACCCTGCCGTGGACGTGCCCTACTTCGGCGGCATCATCCCTCCGGGCGGAGAGTTCGACGAGAACGGCAACGTACAGACCGACGCCCCGTGTGCAGTGCCGGTGTTTCGGCCCGTCTACGACCCGCTGTGCGGGCTGCTGGCCGCGCCGCCGGACGTGCCCAGCGTGGTGCCGCTGTGCTTCTCGTTCCCGGTCAACTTCTTGCGCACCTCCTTCTCGATCCCGCGCGAGCAGATCCCGCTGTGGACCACGGTCACCCCGGTCCTGTCGGTGAGCACCAAGACCGCCGAGGTCCGCTCGGTGCGGGTGCGCTTCTACGCCGACATGTTCGACACCGGCGATCCGTCCCAGGACCCATGCAACTTCTGCGGTGACGTGGTGTTCTCCTATATCCCGCCTGGGAGCACCATCGTGTTGGACTGCGCGGACCGGGAGGTCTACATCGACCAACCGGGCATCGGTCGGCGGCGGGCTGACGCTCTGGTGACCAACTCCAAGGGTGAGCCGTTCGAGTGGCCGGAGTTCTCCTGCGGTTACGGGTACGTGGTCACCGTGGACATGCCGCAGCAGATGACGCAGCGTCCGATCGTTGACCTGTCGCTGGTTCCCCGGATGGTGTGACCCTTGCCCACCAGCAACTACACCAAACTCGGCTGGTCGGTCTTCACCGTCCCCAACCGGGTCACCAGCCTGACGGTCAGCCTCGACGGGGCTGGCTCCGGCTCGCGTCCGGGTAGCCGGGTCACCGGGAAACTGGCCGTCAAGGCGGGCCAGAAGTTGTACGTCTACTGCGGCACCGCAGGCAAGGCGAACAACGCCACCGCCGGTGGCGCGGCGACCGGTGGTGGTGGAGGTGTGGGTGGCACTGGGCGGAGCAGGAACGGCGGCTACTCCGGTGGTGGCTACTCGATCATCCGGCTGGGCGCGACCAACGGCACCATCAAGGCAATCGCGGGCGGGGCGGGCGGCAACTCCGGCGATGGCGGGCTGGGTGGGGCGGGCGGCGGCAGCACGGGCGGGTCGGGGGCTCGTGGCAACGCTGGACCGAACAGCACAGGCGCCGCCACGGGTGGCACCCAGACCCAGGGCGGCAACGGCGGTACCTCCTCGGCAGGTGCGGCCTGGAACGGCAAGAACGCCACCGACGCTCAGGTCGCGGCAGCGGGTGCAGGCGGCATCACCCCCTCGGGCACAGGCGCAGGCGGCGGCGGTGGTGGTGGTGGCTTCCATCCCGGCGGCGGTGGTCAAGCGGCAGCGGACGGCTACGCCCCCGGCGGCGGTGGTGGTGGTGGCTCTGACTACTGGCTTGGGCTGACCGGCGCATCCAGCGTCCAGGGCGGCGGTGGCGCGGGCAACGGCTCGGTGTCGATCACCTGGGTCACCCCACCTCCGGGCAACCTCCCCCCGACGGTGCCGACAGCGGTCAAGGTCAACAACGTCGACGCCACGGGCGGGATGCTGACCAAGGCCACGACCTCGGTGAAGATCTCGGCCAACATCTTCGATCCGGACAAGAACAGCGTCCGGATGCTGGTGCGCTGGTCGACAGCGTCGAACTTCTCCTCCTACAAGTCTGGCTTCAGCGGCTGGGTCACCTGGCACGCCGACGGTCGGGTGGCCACCTTCACCATGACGGGGCTGGCCCAGAACACGCACTACTACGTCCGGCTCTACACCCAGGACCCCAAGGGCCTGTACTCCACCACCTACAACTCGGTCGACTTCTGGACCAACAAGGCTCCACTGCCTCCGACGGACCTGCGGATCAACACTCAGTCCGAGGGCATGATGCTGCCGGTGCTGTCGTCGGCCACCTTCGGCTGGACGCACAACGACGAGGACTACGCCGACTACCAGTCAGGCTTCCAGATCGGCTACCGCACCATGGCCACGGCGTCGGTCGCGGCTGGGCCCTGGACCTATGTCACCGCCTACCCCGGCACCGGGGTCAACCTGAATCCCAAGGTCGCCGGACCACCGTCGTCCTCGCACAACGAGTGGGTGTTCGACCCGGGGACGTTCAAGGGCAACCAGTTCTACGAGTGGATGGTCAAGACCCGGGACGGTCAGGGCCTGTGGGGTGCCTGGTCCGCTCCGTTCTCCTTCTACTCCGAGTCGACCAGCACCCCACCGGCCCTCATCTCCCCTGCCAACAAGTCCCCGGTGCGAATCGATGTCGCCACCACGTTCATCTGGCGGTTCATCGACCCCGACTCCGGCGCGCTTCAGTCCAAAGCCGACATCCGCTGGCGGGCTCTGGGCCACACCAAGGACGTGACGGCCGGTACCGCACCGGTGCCGTCGGAAGACGCCTGGATCATGCTGCTCGGTGCGGTAGCCCCCGGGGTACCCGGGGCTGCCACCTCCTGGGTCGTGCAGGACCACACCTTCATCCCTGAGTACACCTACGAGTGGCAGGTCCGGACCTACGACAACGCGGTCTCCCTCGCCTCGGGCTGGTCAAACTCGTTCACCTTCCACGCCATCGCCCAGCCGGGCGCTCAGGGAGGCTCGCTGCCCTTCGCTGGGGTCGGCAGACCACAGGGCTCACTGGGCTGCGGGGAGTATCGGGTGTTCCTGTATCAGCAGGGAGGTCAGAAACTGCTCGGTGAGGTCACCCCGGCGACCAAACTCAACTTCACCCGGGTGAGAGACGACATCTCTGCCTGCACCGTCTTGACCAACGGCTACTCCTCCGACTGCGGGTCGCTGTACGCCAACACCCGGTCTTGGATGCACGAACTGGTGGTGTACCGCGACGGGGTGCGGGTCTGGGAGGGTCCGATCACCCGGATCGCGTACTCCACCGACTCGGTCGAGATCGAGGCCAAGGACGTGATGGCCTACGTCTACCGGCGAATCATGAGGGCGGGCTACAACGACGCCTACCGATTGATTCAGAAGGGCACCGCCGGTCAGCCAGACACCTATCTGGGTCTGCTGAGTGTGGTCCACCGGGCCGCACTACTCATCACCCAGGCGCTGGCCCCGTTCGACCCGAACGTGCTGCCCTACCTGACCGCGTTGGAGTTCGCCGACGATGCCCAGGAGTCGCGGATCGTGGCGGACTGGTCGCGGACCTGTTGGGAGGAGGTGGACGACCTGGCGGCGACCGCCGGGCTCGACTACACCGCCGTGGGGCGGCGAATCCTGCTCTGGGACACCCACCGGCCGATTGGACGGCTACCGGAGATGCGAGACGGTGATTTCAGCGACTCACCCATCGTCACCGAGTACGGAATGCAGTTGGCGACCTTCTTCGCAGTCACCAACGGCTCCGGAGTCGTCGGCTGGACCTCTGAGCAGAAGGGGATGGTCCCCTACGGCCCTATCGAGCAGTTGGCGTCGTCCTACAGCGACTCTGAAGGTGCCGGGGGTGAGGTGATGACCCCGGCAGCGAAGGCGGCGGCTGAGGCGTCACTGATCGAGCAGGCGAAGCGCAACATCAGCGGTCGGTGGCCTGCTCCGTTGATCGTGCGGGTGCCCGACAACACCACACTGAGCCCGAAGGCCAATGTTGGCTTCCAGCAGTTGATCCCGGGTGTCTGGCTGCCGCTGCGCAGCGTGAGCACCCCCCGCCGGGTCTTCCAGTGGCAGAAGTTGGATTCGGTGGCGGTCGAGGTCGATGAGAACGGCGAGAAGGTGCACGTGGTCATGTCCCCGGCTCCCAACGGTGGCAACGACCCCGACTCCGACACGGCAGCAGAGGAGGGCTGACTTATTGGCGGCTCGAACTCATGGCGGGCACCGCAGGATGCGGCCGACTGGATGCGAGAGGTGGAGAAGCGCATCCTGCACGAGGAGCGGCGACCCAACATCCGCACCGCCTCCGACCTGATGGGTCCCGGGCTCAGCCCATACAGCATCTTGATCAACGACTGGAACGCGGCCGAGACCGCCTTCAACGGCTTCTTCCACAGCGACCCCAACGCGCTCAACACCCCCGACAACACTCGCTACTGGATGGGCACCAGCCAGGCCAGCCCCGAGGGGTACGGCCTGCAGCGGGTGACTGAGTACCGGGAGGGTCGGACCTCGGCGACCTGGCCGAGGTTCACCTACCTGCGAAAGTTCTTCACTCCGCCGGGGGCGCAGCGGCAGTTCTCGGCCTGGCGGTTGGACGACGGCACCCCTGCTGGGATCATCACCGACTACGGCGGGTCCAGCGTGGCCCAGAACAACTACAGCGCTTCCAACGACAGCACGGCCTGGACGGGAGCGACGGGGTTCAGCATCACCCGACAGGAGACCCGGCGGATCGCCGAGACCATCATCGCCGTCGACGTGGAGTGGACCCGGACCGGAGCACCCCTCACCATCCCGGCCTCAGGCGACACCGCCAACACCTTGGTGGCCGTGCTGAACGGCTACACCCTGACCTCTCAGCAGAACGCACTGATCTCGGGGCAGGCTGGTCGGCCAGCGCACTTCAACCTGTACAACAACCTGCAGTGCTCGATCACCTCGTTCGGTGGTTCCACCCCCTACGCCACCGGCGAGAACGGCTCCTTCGGTGGACACGTGGGGGTCACCGCGATCTCCCAGCCCAGCCCGACGGCAGCGGCACCGAGCGGCTGGTTCTACTGCAACGGAGCGGTGAAGAACCGGACCGACTACCCCGAACTGTTCATCGCCATCGGCACCCGCTGGAACACCTCCGGGGAGTCCGGCACCCAGTTCCGACTGCCCAATCTGCCCGGGAAGGTCATCAAGGCATGACAATGCAAACAACGAAAGGTGGGCTCTGATGCCATCCGGATGCTGCGGCGGGACGACCTGTGCCTGCCAGATGATCGGTCAGGGCGGGATCACGATCGAAGGCTCCGGCCAACCGTCGGACCCGTTCATCATCGATGCTGCGACCTACCACACCGACAGCAACAACGGTCAGTTCCTGACCACGGCGGTGGGCAGTGGGACGGCGGCGGACCCGTACGCCATCGAGGTCGACTACGCCCCGCAGGCCAAGTTGGACGACATCCCCAACGTCGACACCCCGACCCCGAGCAACGGCCAGGTGCTGACCTGGGACAGCAGCACCAGCCACTGGGTGGCCGCACCTCCAGCCATTGCGCCGGTGGGTTCGATCTCCCACGACACCTCGCTGCTGGGCGACGGCTCGGCGGCGACACCACTGGGGGTGGTCGGTCACCAGGCCCGCTACATCGGGGTGTCGCCCTCGGGCGTGGGGCTGAACGACAGCGGCATGGCCGCGATGGTGCACCACTTCTCCAACGACGCGGCTCGGTTCGCCTCGATCCCGTTCCCGGTCTCGAACATGCTGTCGATGCTGGACACCGCGCCCGGGGTCATCACCTACTGGAACGGCACCGTCTGGCGTCCGCTGCCGAACCAAGTCGGGTGGGTGGCCACCGAGGCGCTGCTGGAACTGTCTGGGCCGTACGCCGCTGGGGTGCCGATCACCATGGCGGTGATTCAGGTGGACACCACCACTGACGCCAGTGGGGTCTTCGACGTGCTCGGGGTGGCAGACCTGGCTGGTCGCTCGGGAGTGCTGTCGGTGCAGGTACAAGAGACCGGTGCCGTGGCCTGGCATGCGATGGTCTTCGACAACACCAACCGGGTCTCGGCGACGGCCTATCGACTGACCGACGGCTCAGTGATGGCAGGCACCCCGGTGACCGCCTCGGTGAACGCCATCATGTACTGATCCCCGGGACCTTTGAGAAAACCTGGGGGTTGGAGAAGTGATCGGCACATATAACGTACTTAGAACGTGGTGCCGCGCAGCACTAGCCGGTTGCCCCCGTGGTTTAGACCGGACGTAATCAGTAGGAGAGTCGGCCAGTCCTCATTCGTACTACATCACTGCGCACGACTGGCCCAAAGGTCCCTAGAACAGTGTGTCCTGCCCAACCAGCGGAGCGCCACGGGCACTGATGAACCGGTCCAGTTCGTCAGCCAACTGCCCCCACAACGCGCGGTCCTCGGGATCGTTGGTCTCGTCTTCTGCCTGAGCCTGGAACCAGGCCCACTGGCTCCTCAGCGACGGGGTGCGACTACCCAGGTGGGCGCGAATGCGCTCGATCTCTTGGAGGTGGGAGATGAACCAGTCTTCGACGGTGGAGCGGCTGCCGATCTCGGAGCGCTTCTTGCACGAGCAGCGAGCCTGGAGGTTGGGGTCCAGCCCGGCGTAGTGAACGCGATGATTCGACACCTCAAACCGTAAGCCCCACCCGGCCAGCCCCACCAGAGAGGGAGCCATCATGGCCGCACGTGTCGTGCTGGTCGGCCGTAGCCAGCCAGCCGGGACCGGGTGGGGTAGTCACCAGTCTTCCGGATCTTGGAAGATGTCGTGGCACGAGGAGTAGTGCACCGGGTTCTCGACTGACCACATGACGGCATGGGTGGTCTTGTGCCAAGACCCGTGCCGGTGGTCGACGGTGACGAAGTTCATCCACTGCCCGCCGTGACCCCAGCCGCGCAGCACCGGCTCTCCGATGGTGCGCTCGATCCGGCGGCACGACCGCTCGTTGAGGATCTGGGCGCTCACCGGATCGGCCGAATGTCGAGTTTGGTGTAGGGCGCACGGTCGTACTCGACGTGAGCCCCGGTCACCTTGACCCACTTCACGGTAAACGCGCCGGTCGATCCCTCGATGCCCTTCAGCGCAGCCTTGGCCTCGTCCTTCAGCCGACGAGCACGACGCTCCAGATCCATTGCCTCCCGCTGCATCTCCACAGCGGCCAGCAGGTCGGGATCTTCTATGAGTCCCTGCGGACCACCACGGCCCGCACGACAGTCCAGGAAGAACCCGCAGGCTTTTTCGCACATCTGGATGGGGGGCTCTTTTCGGGCTTCCTCTCCGTGCTGGAAGGCGTAGACGACATCGTCCAGCCAGGCAGTGGCAGCCTCGACAACACGCTCGTCATAGCGTTCTTCATGGACGTAGGGCTCACGGTCATCCCCCGCTCGGTCGAACCAGACATTGCTCACCCGCACATCGGCGAGGGAGACATTGTCGTGGAACAGCCCAGCCTGATGCGAGGCTTTCGCGTACAGGTGTCGCTGGAACTGCTGGGCCTGGGTGGGTCCGGTCTTGCGCACCCGCCCCAACCCTCGGGTGGTCTTCACGTCGATCAGCCGTCCAGTGGGCTCAATCAGGTCGGGGTGTCCGATCAGCACATAGGTGCCGGTGTCGCCGTAGAGGGTGATGGATACCTCAGACTGGCGGATCATGTTCGGGAACATGGTCATCATCGCGGCCTCGATGTGGTCGCCCAGGGCGGTGCCGATGAAGGCGGCGGTCTTGTCGGTCTCCGGTTCCTGCTGACCGAGCAGGTGCCGTCGCACGCGCTCACTGCAATGACCCAGATCGCTGACGCCGACCCGGTGCCCTGATGCCTGGATTGAGCGGGCGGTCTGGTTGGTGGCCGTCTGCACCGCCTCGTAGAACTGCTCTGACATCGCCAGTTCATCGGCGGTCATGGGGCGAGTCGGCAGGGCATCCAACATCTGTAAATCCAAGGCTCAGCGCTCCTGGTGGTTGTTGGCCCAGCACCGGCAGTGCGTCGGCCTGTCGTTCAGGTCCGACCAGGCAGTGGTGTCACAGTTCCAGCATTTGTGATCGCGGCACTCTGGGCAGATCGGCTTCTCCTCAGTGTCGCGGTTCAGGCCGACACTCACGACACTGACACCGCCTGCTCGTTGCTCGCTGCGTCGCCGTCATAGCCGATCTCGACCGCTCCCAGGGATGTGGCCAGGGTCGCCTTCTGCTCGTCTGTCAGCACCACCGGAGCGGGCGACCCAGGGGCCTCGGGATCGAACATGGGGGAGTCGGGGTCGCTCTGTTGCAAGGTGCCCTTGACGAGCGGTCCCAACTGACCGTCGCGGTAGAGGTGCAATCCGAACGTGTCACCGAGGTTGATGGCTGCCCGGCGCAGGGCGTAGGACTCCACAGAGGTCACCGCCAGGGCATGGGCCTCACCCCGGCTGGGCTGGGGAGCGGACTCCTCGGCATGCCACTCGGTGAACTCGGTCACCGGCATTCCGTTGTAGTCACGGATGGTGAGGGTGCAGGCGCAGCGATAGCAGACCTTCCAGTAGGTCTGGGAGGAGATGACCTCACCCGCGTCGTTGGTCTTCTCCCGTACGTCGGGCTCCTCGTAGATGAGGGTCATGTCGTGGATGCGGGAGTCCCAATTACCAAACCCAAACACTCTGCTCAACTCAGCCCGCACCTCGAACTGGGGCACGTAACTCTGACCGCGCACCTTCTCGATGCGGTCGGGGCGTACGGGGGTGAGCAGTCTCTTGATCTGTCCGGTGGTGAATGGCATGTCTCCCATTGTACCGGAGAAAGGTACAGTGTCCATGTGACCACCACCCAGGCCAGTCTGCGCATCGACTTCTCCGAGGCACCCCACGATCCGGTGGAGCGGCTGCTCTGGCTGAGTGGGGCGAAGGAGGCGTTCGACGCTCAGGTGGCCACCATGTGGCAGACCGCTTACTTCGAGGCGAGGCTGTCCGGTCGGTTCGCCGCCGCCTTGGATCTGCACCTACACAGCAGGAAGCGGGCGCTCGCGTTCACGCGGGCAGAGAACGAGCGGCGCGGCCGACCGATGCGCTGGGGCGACGGGTTCTGAGTTCGGTCAGGATGTCGTCCCAGTCGTCGGGATACCACAGCCGATAGGTGTCTCCGAGGGCCACACCCCAGCATGCCTGGTCTGATCGCGGTCTGCCCCGGCCGACCTTCAACTCGGCGTGGATGACTACTCCGTCGCGGGCAAGCACCAGGTCGACGAAGCCGGAGTCACCGGACAGGGGGGTACGCCAGCCCTTTGCGGTCTTCGCGGGACGGAAGTGGGTAACCAGCCAGCCGAACAACCTGGCAGTGTCGATGACCCGCTGCAGGAAATCCGTCTCGGTCATCGGTTAAGGCCACCTTAACTTTCACAGTGCCAGCGTCCATCCTCCTGAACAGTCTGGCAGCACCCAGCCGGTGGGTGTCTTGAACGGCATCAGCCAGGGCTCGCAGACATTGCGTTCGACGATCAACCCGGCTTCTTTCGCCTTGGTCGGATTGTGGTGGGCCCAGGTGTGGCATGTCGCGCACAGCCAGACGCCAACACAGGGACAGTGGGTATGGCTGTCGCGCACCGAACGCGACCGACGGTGGTGCCAGTGTCCGTTCGGTGCGGGTATCTGGCACCTAGCACACCGGAAGCGCTCCCGGGCTTTGACTAGTTCCCGGGAGCGCTTCGGTATAGGTGTTGCTTTCACTTCTTGTGATTCTCGTCCCTGTGGTGACCCCAGAGACGGGCACGCCACCGCGCACCCGTCTCCAGGTAGTAGGCGACGACGCCTCCTAGGAACCCACCGCTGAACGCCACGACGAGGACCTGCCACCACTCACTCATCGTGAGCGGGTTTCTTCCAACTCGACCAGCATCCACAGCCATGACTCGGCCTGCAACTCGCTGATCTCACGGCGGGCCAGCAGTGCGAGCACACTGGCGACCAACAGGTCCCACTCGCTCATCCGACCACCACCATCAACACCGTGTAGAACACCAAGATGGCGATGCTGACGGCAGCGATCGCTCCGAGGAGAACCCAGTCTTGATCCTCAGTCACTGCTGTCGGACTCCTCACTCTCTACTCCCTTCAGCCGACCTGGCTGCTGTTCGATCTGGACCGCGTGCTCACGACCGAGCCCACCCTCCAGCCCCTTGCCGAGACCAGCGGTCAGGTTGGTCAAGATCTCGGGGTTGGCGTCGATGGTGTCCATCACTCGGTTGACGATGTGCACCACGTTGTCCAGCCGGACCTTGAGCATGGCCTGGACCCGGACGTTGTCGATCTGCACGTCGACTCGGTCGATGGACACGTCAGCGCCCACGTCGAGTTCCAGCAGATCGAGCACCTTGGCTCGCAGGTTCACATGGGCGCGGAGGTTGTCGACCTCGATGCCGATGTGGTCGACCCCCAGGTTGGGGATCGACAAGAGCACGTCCGGGTCGTTGTTGGAGCCCAGCCACTGCTCGGCGGTGGCGTGTTGCAAGGGCTCCAACGTGGCCGAGGTGTCGGTCCGCCCGGCCTTGTCCTGCCTGGCGTTCCAGGTCTCGATGTTGCGACCATCGTCAGTCCCGTGGCGGACGAGGCTCCCTTGGCTTTCTTGGCTGTCGGTCGGGTCCACGTCGGCGGGGCTGCTTGGGCTCCTCGGCGTCCTCGGACTGTCCGGCATCTCCGGCGCCATCATCTATCTCGTCCTCCGGCTCGGCTTCGCCCTGTTCCTGGGCTTCACCTTCCGACCCACGTTCTTCCCCGTCACCGGCTTCGGACTGTGCTTGTAGGCCATCCTGTTCGCCCACGCCTGCCGAATCCTCTCGGTCCATCTCATCTGGTTGCTCCTCCTCGTTCTCAGGTGCGGGCAGCATCATCAGGTGCCGCCCGAAGTGCTTCACGTCCAACCGGGCACGGCGCCCGACCGTCCGCCATCTGTTGCCCATCCACTCGAAGAACCCCTTCGGCCGGTACTCCAGCGTGTAGAGGATCAGGGTGGCGTTGTCCCCGATGGGGGTGAAGGTGATGCAGCCGTCGATGGTCCCCTTGGCCGCCTCGGTCGACCACCGGATACGCCGGTTCTCGACCTGTTCCTCGACGGTCGCCTTCCACGACCGTCGGTTGAGGAAGATCTTGGCCGTCCACTGGGAGGTCTGCTTGGCCTCGCCGTCGTCGCCCTCCTCCTCGTCGACCGTGACCTTCTCGGGACCCTTCATGAACTCGGGGAACTGGGCGTAGTTGGTCCACTCCTCGAACGCCTGCTCGACCGGGACACCGACGAACAACTGTTCGTAGATGTTGGTCGGACGCTTGGCGGAGCCGCCCACCATCTTCTTGAATGCCCCTTTGATGCCTCCCCAGAGGGTCGACCTCCCCTCCGAGGCGGCGTCCGTGGCCCCCTCAACGGCACCCGATGTCGCACTGTCCTCTCCCGCGAACTTGGCGGCGGCTCCAGACACCATGTGCCCCGCTTGGGCCCCGGCGAAACTGCCGAGGGCTCCGAGCAGGTCCTTGGTGGCCGGGTCCTCCCGCAGTCGGGACAGGAACGACTCAGCCATCGGAGTTCTCCTCCTTGTTCTCCTCCGCTTCGGCGTCGTCCTCGGTCCACTCCTCGTCGGACTCGTGCTCGGGGTCATCGTCAGGAGTTGCGTCGTCTGTATCAGAGGGGGCGTCTTCGCCCTCCTCCTTCTTGGGCTTGCGCTTCAACTTGCTCGTCAACTTGCTCACCGTCCCTGTGGTCTGGTCGACCGTGTCGCTAACGGTTTCGGCGGTTCCCTCGACTACCTCAGTAGAGGCGTTCTGCAGCCGCTGGGTCCGCTCGGTCAAGCCTTTGGTGATGCCGACCATCCGGGCCTGCACAGCGGCCATCGCTGCCTGCTGGATGGCCTCCTGCAGTGGCCCACGTACCTGGTCGGTGATCTGTTTGGCTTCCTCGCTGGCCAGCATCTGGGTGGCAAGGGTCCGGCCCTTGCCGACCAACTGCTGGGCTTGCTGATTGCCGGACAGGAACATGGCGAAACGTAGGGCAGTCCCGCCCTTCTTCGTCCGGCCCAGGATGTAGCCACCGACGACGGCTGCACCCAACTTCGCGTTCTCGTTCATGGTTTTCCTTTGTGTGGTTGGTTGTGGTTGCTCGAACTGGTTAAGGCTGCCTTAACCGGGGGACCCCTGGCTCGGGTGGTCATGGTCAGTACCGCTCCGGCCAGGTGACCGGGCGGCGCGGCTTCATCACCAGCCCGCCCATCATGGACACGATGTCGTCGAACTTCTCGGTCACATCGAGGTACTGGCCGGTGCCCAGGAAGATCCGGGTCACCTCGTTCAGCGGCACCGCGAAGTCGATGCTGATGATCGGCACCAGGACCGGTCCACCCACCTCCTCCGCGCTGGTCAGCAGCAGCACGTACGGCGTCATGCCAGCACCAACTCCTGCATCAACCGGGGGAGGTCGCCGTCGGTGCCGATGGCCTCGATCTGGGTGGGCTCGCCCCACTCGATTGCGTGTCCGTTCCGGGTGTAGCGCTGCTGGACGTCATAGCCCGGTCCGTCCGGGGCCACACAGATCGCTGCCAGTGCCTCGTAGGCGTCCGGGTCCCCGACCTCGAACGCTGCCTGGGCCTCACCCCGCACCACGTTCGGGTCGTCGATCACCTTCGCGTAGGTGTCCAGGGCCAGCGCCACCCAGTCCACGCTGGGGATCTGACCAGCCAGCCGCAGGTGCACCAGTTCGTGCAGCGCCTCGACCGGGTGGACGTTCAGCAGTGGCAGCATCCCGGACTCCGAGCCCATGCCGATGCAGATGACACCGAGGGCCTCGCCGCTGCTCTCGATCATCTCCCGCATCATCGCGAGGAAGAACGAGGCATCCGGCGGCGGTCCACCGTAGGGGTGGATGATCAGCGCCCCGGCGTTCTCGGCCTCGGCCAGTGCGGTGATCATCGCCGCCTGCTCGGCCAGCGATGACAAGAACCCCTCGCCCTCAGTCATGGGTCTCCTCCCCACCCTCGCGATGGCACCCGCAGGTGCACTCGTCCCCGTTCGGGTCTGAGCACTCCTCGTGGTAGCCCAGCGAGCACTGCCGGAACATGCCCATCAGGCGACCGGCCGCGATCTTGGTCTCGGTGGTCTCGTCGTCGTCACCGGGTCTGTTGATGTGCATCACGGGGCTCATCGGTACGCCCCTTCCACCAGACCGACGACCAGGTTGAGGGCGACCTCAGCCCGCTCGGCGGTCATGTCGACGAAGTCGGGACCCTCGGGGGTCATCCCCTCCTGCATCACCAGCACGTCACCGCGCAGGGTGTAGCCCTGCACCGGGTAGAGGGGCCAGGCCCGCATGTTCTGCGGCTGGCCGTTGCGCTGGCCGTCCTCGTCGCAGACCCCGACCAGGCCGTGGATCGAGGTGAGCGGGCACCGGAACCGCTCGATGTAGGTGCATGGTCCACCGATCTTGGCGGCGATGGACTTGTAGCCGTGCTCGACCGCGACGACCTCGATCGGGTCGACAGGGTTGACGGGCACTCGGATTGCTCTCACTGTGGTTGCTCCTCTTTCGCTCACTGGTTGTGGTCGCTTGCGGTGATGTTGTTGATGACTTCGAGCAGTCGTTCCACCTCGCTCTCCGCCTCGGTCTGGGCCTCTTGGGTGTCGCGCAGTTCGTCCCGCAGGGTGTCGATGTACTCGGCCAGCACCAGCCGGTCGAGGTATGCCTGCTCGTTGTCGACGTGGCTGTTGTCGACGCCCCATATCCAGTGCCGTCGGGCCAGGGCGAGGTTCACGGTGACGATGCTGAGTTCGCGCAACAGGTCAGGCATCGTCACCTTCCTCGTGCTCGTCGTTGGGACTCGGCACGTAGAGGCTGCCGTTGACCCACAGGTACCCGTCCGGCTGCATCCACACCGTCGGTCCCAGGTGCACCTTGGCGTCGGTGTCGGCGTACGGGTAGAGCGGAGTGTGGTCCGGGCCCTGGATGATCCAGGTAGCCACGGTGATCAGGTCATCCGGAGCGGGTGAGATCTTGCTGGCCAGACCGGTGTTGGTGAGGAACGGCCTGGCGATGCCCAGTGCAAACGCGCGCGCCTGCTGCTCATGGCTGAGCGGGTTGTCATGGGGCTCGGGTGGTTGGTCCATCAGGTGATGCTCCTTCGCATGCGGTGCTGTAGTTCGTGGATCAGACAGGGTGAGCAGGACTGGGGTCGGCAGGCGTAGCGCTCGCCGAGGACACAGGGCTGCTCGGGCATCTCCATCGCCAGGTCGAGCACGGGCTGCAGGACGAACAGCCGGGCACTGTCGTTGCGCCAGCACCAGATCTGGTAGATCGGGTCATCGGTGCTGACGGTGATGCCGACGCGCTCAAGCATTGGGCATCCCGTACTCGCCTTCGCCGATGTTCAGGAACGATGACTCGTTCGCCCGCCAGGTGCGCAGGTTCTCGTCGTCGTTCTCCAGCCGGACAGTGACGCGCTCCCAGACCGGTAGCCCGTCCTCCCCTCGTTCGTCGGAGAACTCCATCCAGGGGTTCTGGCAGTTGGCGTGGGTACCGAAGGGCACCCAACCCTCACTCTCCAGCCAGCACCAGATCTGGTAGACCGGGTCCTCGGTGCTGACGACCAGGACCTGCTGGCCCTCAGCCATCGGTCTTCTCCACCACGATCAGCACGCTGTTGCCCTCACATCCAGGCAGGGCGCAGCGTCCGTCCACCCAGGTGGTCATGCCGCAGTACGGACAGACGGGGGACTCCCGTGGCTTCTGCTCCAGCGCAACGACCACGTCCTCGGTGATGATGGCCATCACCTTGGCGGTGGCGGTGTCGGCGGCGTGCTCCATCGTCAGGCCGTCGTTGCGGGCGTCGTAGTAGGAGTCCGAGATGGCGTCTCGGATGCGGTCCCGGATGGTCTCAGACACGCTGCCTCCCCATCATCTTGGCGATGGCGATCACGGCATGGGTGAGCGCGGCCAGCAGGGCATCGGTCGGTGACTCCTCACCCTTCTCTATCCGGTTTGCGGTGACGACCTCAGCATGGTGAAGCAGTCTCTCGGCGTTGTGGATGTGCCGGAACGGCGGCATGTCGTCGGGTTGGTTGGTCATGGTTGCTCCTCTGGATAGGGGTTGGGAGTGACGGTGCCGTGGCGGCCGTCGTCGTGACCGGCCAGGTAGCCCTCCTCCCAGACGGTGTGCTTGTCGATGTGTGCTCGGTTGCTCCGATGCGGGGCGACCTGTCGATCCCCCACGTGCTGCGGGAGGACGTAGATCTGGCTGCGTCCTCGTCGTTCGACCAGCCGTTCGATCCGACCGGCCAGGTGCAGGGCAGACAGGGTGGCCGAGGCTTGGCCATGGTGCAGGCCCAGAGAGTGGCCCACCTCGGCCCAGGTGACCCCGACTCCCTCCTGCCTGCTCACCAGGTCGAGTACGGCCCGCTGCCGCTTGCCTGCGGTGCCCTCGGTCGCGTCGGCATAGGCCCGCTCCCGGCTGGTGTCACTGCCCGACCAGCCCTCGGTGCCCGCGTAGGGCAGTTCGGCCTGGTCGCTCATCGGCTGACCCGATAGACCTTGTCGGTCTGCTTCAGCGGAGCGTCAAGATTGCCTTTCAGATGCGGCGACACCCAGATCAACTTCCGCTCCTGTCTGCGTGGTCCGTACGCCTGCCAGCGGGGATGCCCACGAACAACCCAGTGATGCTGCCACTCGACGTGACCCTCCTCGTCGGGTCGGTGCGGGTTCGCCGGTCTCCTGAGAGTGATGACGGTGACCTGGGGTGGGATCTTCATCCGGGTCATCCGCCGCTTCGTGGCCCGGTCCACCTGGTGCTGCTCCAGCACGGCGATGGGCTGGTTCATCACCGTCCACAGGGCGTAGACGAACCTGTTCAGGTTGCGGGTCGGCACGATCTGCTGCTGCAGCGAGGTGCCGCCCTGTCGTCGGATGGTCTGCACCAGGTCGTCGACCGGCCACTCCTTCGGACCCATCCGCTCGTCCTGGTACATCGCCTGGAACGAGGAGTAGGCCCAGCGCCCCAGGTGCCGGATCGAGTTCTGGGTCGACGACACTGTCCTCGCCTCGACCATCGCGGCCACCGACTGCGGATCGGGACTGGCGATCATGTCGTTGAAGCAGATCACCCCGTAGGTGCGGCGGTCGCCCTGGGGCACCGGACCCCACACCATCCAGTCGGTCCACAGTTCCTCGCCGTGGACGTCGGTGGCCTTGAAGGGCTTGGCGAAGTGCACCATCCCGTACGGGGAGGGGGCCAGGTCCAAGTCGACGTGGTCGACTTCCTCGAAGTCGTTGGCGACCCAGTTGACCAGGTCGACCATGTGCTCGGTGACCTCGATCATGATCCCGTGCCGAGCCCAGTTCTGGATGGCCCTCGGCGACTCGAACCTGACCCACTGCGGCACCCGGTCCTGCCACCGTTCCATCGTCGCCCGGCTGTGGTGGATCAGCCCATGCTCGTCGGTCTGGAAAGCATCGGGAGGTAGGTACGGCCCCGACAGCGAGCCGACGATGATCTCGCAGAAGTCCTCGTTGTCGAAGCGCTGCACCAGGTCCGCCTTGCAAGCCAGCAGGGCTGCCGGTCTCACCGGTTCCTCCGGATCATCGTGCGGTAGCCCGCGCAGGAGTTCGGTCGGGCGTCGGTGAAGAAGGTGGTGCCCCGCTCGTCGCAGTTGGTGCACCCCTCGCTGTCGTCACGGTCAGACGGGCTGACGAAGGGGCGGAGTCCGTGCATCCCGCTACCCCCGCAGCAGGGGCAGGTGGGCCGGGTGTCGCGTTCGGTCAGGATGACCATCGGTGGTTCCTCTCGTGGTTGCTCCGGTTAAGGAAGCCTTAACCGCTGTGTGCCTCTCTAAGACGACGAGCCCCCTCTCCGGTGCCCTACCCCGGAGAGGGGGAGATCGTCGATCCTTGCCTGTGCCCAGCCCTGGTGGCGTGCCGTTCTGGGCAGGTTGCCTCAGGTCATGGCTGGCCCCCGTTGATCACCCGGAGACCGGCCTTGGTGGTGACGATGTGCTCGGGCCGGGCTGGGTCGATCAGGTGCCACGACCAGCCGTCGCGGACCATCGACAACTCGTGCTCCCCGGCGTCGCGGGAGGAGACCAGCAACCTCGCCTCCTTGGTGCCGCGCTTGTGGTCGACCATCATCAAGGTGGTCGCCGTGGCCACGATCCCCTGGCTGCCGATGAAGCGGGCCATCCAGTCGTCGTCGCCGGACTTGCGGATGTGGTGGGTGGCGAGCACCCCGATCCGCTGGTTGAGCGCCAACTCCGACCACTTGCTGAGGTTGGTGGCTGACTGCGCGTAGCCACCGTTCATGCTGTTGCGGTTGGAGGACCCGTCGAAGTTGGGCTCGATCTTCTGCAGCGTGTCGGCTACCACCAGCAGTGGCCGACGGCCGTCCTCGCGCTTGTCCGCACACCACTCCGCGATGGCCTTGATCGCGGCGTCCCCGGTGGGGAAGTCGGTGTGGAACTCGATGTCGATGTTGGCCTCGCTGACCCCGTACTGCACCTGCAGGTGCTTGAGCCGCAGTTGCAGCCGCCACTCGGCGTCGTTGTCCATGGACAGGTAGAGCACGCTGCCCTGGACGCACTGCTGGGTGTGCAGGAACTCCCCGCCCAGGGCCACGTTCAGCGCGGCATCCAGCACGATGAAGGACTTGCCCACCTTGGGTGCGCCACCGAGGACGGTGAACCCAATCGGCATCATGTCGGTGATCACCCACTCCACCGGCGGGAAGATCTCCTTCAGCAGCCCGTTGGCCAGCCTGCCCTCGGGTCGGAACTGGTTGAGTCGTACCGGCACCAGGTCGGCGATCCCGAGCCCGGCCAGCACGTGGTCGTACAGGTCGGCCTTCGGGTCAGCAACCCCGACCTTCATGGTGCGGACCTTCAGGCCGTTGCCGCGAAGCGATGCCGCCACGGCTGCCGCGTAGCGCATCCCCGGCTCGTCGTTGTCGCAGATGATCGTCACCTGTGAGCAGCCCTGCAGCCACTTGGTGTAGTAGTCGCGCCAGCCGTTCACCCCGGCCGGTGCGGTGGTGGCCACCACACCGAGGTGCTCAGCCGCAGCGACGCACTTCTCTCCCTCCACGATGAACACCTCCTCTCCGGCCTTCGCCGCTGCCAGCACCTTCGGCAGTTTGAACAGACATGGCTTGAACTCGGCGGGCAGTCCGGCTCTCTCACTGCCGGGCACCCGCTGCACGAACCGCTTGCCCTGGGGGGTCTGCCATCGCTCGACGGTCAGCCAGGGTGAGCCGTCGCGGGCCTGGTAGGTCCACTCGGCCTCCTTCACGCCTCGCTCGTTGGTGATCGGTTCGTCGTACAGGTCGGGCCAGTCCAGCCCGAGAGCGATGAGCACGTCCTGGGGGTTGCACTCAGACATGCAGTGGATCAGCACCCTGCCGTCCTTCTCCGCGATGGAGAGGGAGGGGTTGCGGTCACCGTTGCCCTTGCCGTGGGAGGTGACCGGACACGATGCCAAGGTGGATGTGCCGTTGCGCTGGACTCGGTCGAGTCGGTCGAGGACTCGCTCCAGCGCGCTCATGCGGTCGTAGGTCTGGGGGAAGTGGGCGGGTTGAACACTGGTCGCTCCTTGCTGCTGAAGAACGATATGGATCTCTGACTCTGCCGCTACGGCGTGCGACACGCCAGGTTCTGACGGGGTGATCTCAGCGGGTTAAGGTGGCCTTAACTTCACTTGGCTGGACTTGGGTGGGCTCGGCAGTTTCTGGGACAGATGCAGGCGTAGGTGATCTCGACCGGACCCCCTCTCTCCTCTCGATTCCGCTTCGCTGCATGAGCGGCGTCGGTGGCTGACGCCCTGGTTCGGGGGTGCACATTGATCAACTTCTTCAACCTGGCCCTGCGTCGTGCTTCCGGCGAGCGGTATCGCTTGCTCATCAATCACTCCTCTCTGGTTTGGTTTGGTAACCCCCCCCACCGGGATGGCGATCCCCGCGCTGCGTCTCATGCTCACCTGATCCCCAGTCGGGGCACGTCTGAGGGCGAACCCTCGACGGCAGACCTCGTGTCGGCTTGGCTGCGGGTGAGCCCGTGGCATCCGACCTAGCCGCTCTCATGGCGTTCACGGACGCACGGCTCCAAGGCCCAGTGGGATGCGCGGATGGCCGAAGATCGGTACCCTTGGCACGTCGGCGTACTGGGATTCTCCGCCGACCATGACCCCGGTCCGCGCTAACGGATGCGGGGTCAAAACCTGCAACGACCCTATCGCTGACGCGCCCTTACGTCGAGAGACCGTGGGTGTGGATACCATTGGTGCTGTCTTCCTTAGATCGGTCGGATAGTCGCCAGCCCTGACACGGCGAGACGGGTTGGCCTTGGTTCTCCCTCGGGTTTCCTTTCCCCGAGGTGCTACGACTCCTTCCTTTAGGTGGACTTGCGTGGTAGTTGGTTGCTCCTGCGCTTGGAAGGCCCCCCTCGCGGGGGGCCTTCCTGCTGTCAGGGCCACATGAAGATGATCACCAGGACCACGAACCCCAGGCCGAGGATGCCGACCAGGTTCCAGTCGATCCCGGGCCTACTCACCCTCACCCTGCTGCTCGTCGGCACCCTCCAACTGGGCAGCCAGTCGCTCAGCCACCTGCTCAGCGATGTCGGGGTACTCGCTCAGCAGGTCGGTGATCTGGTCCAGCGCCTGCTCGGCCTTGCTCTTGCGCGGCGTCCACTCGATGCCTCGCTCGGCACACCGCTTCTGGTAGTAGCGATTGAACTCGTCCTTGTACTTCTCCCGCAGGTCCTTCTGGGCAGCGCCGTACGCCTGCGACATGAGCCTGTCCCGTTCGGACTGGGACTGCTGATCGTTCACTTGCTGCTCCTCATCAGTGGGCTCACCGATGATCTTCTCAACGTTCTTCTCCTCGGTGGAGGTTGTCACGTTGCTCCTTCTGGTTAGGTGGTGGTGGTTAAGGATGCCTTAACTGGCCTTGTCTCCATTATATCAGTGGAGAAAGGTTAGGTCGAGCCTGACATAGAGCGGGCTCTCGACCAGCCCGCCCTATGTCAAGTGGTCAGGCGGCGTGCCCGTTAGTGCTGCTGAGATCCCGCATCGCCTCGGCAAGGTAGAACTCGGCCTCCTCCACTCCCGTCAACCGCAAGGCACGGAGGCAGTCAGCGTAGGCAGCAGAGGTCCTCTTGGTCTCCCGAGTCACCCCGAACTCGGAGGCCCGCTTGCGCACCAGTAGCAGGGTGTGGGCTGCCCGGCGAGCAATGTCCCGGCCGCGCTCCCTCTCGTAGATGCGTGACTCTGCGGCGTCGGGCTTCTTGTAGCACCACCGTCGCCCGTCTTTGCCGCTCCGGAAGGCATAGATCCTGTACCTCGGATCGTCCATCCGGTACCGACACCACTCGATGATCTGGTAGGTCTTGGCCTTGCTCCAGTTCAGATCGTCGGCCATCGCGGAGAGGTAGTACCCGTAGTCAGGTTCCCTCTCGTAGAGTTCCTCCAGGTGTTCCATCAGCCTGTTGGCGTTGCGCTCCATCACCTCATGCCCGGTCTTCATGGCGAAGAACCTCCCCGACCACGTCGTCGGTGAGGTTCATGTCGAGGATGTCGAGGTTGTCTCGGACCCGGCTCATGTGGTGCCGCACCTCGGCCAGGTCACCTGAAGTGAGGAACCCTCGGTACTCCGGCCACTCCCCAACCACCACGGTGATGGTGTACGAGGCTTCGAGCAGCCGTTGCGGGATGTGCAGATGTGCCTTTGCCTGGTCCCCGAGTGCTGCGACCTCTCGACCATCGACACCGTTCGCTAGTTCGTCGGCCGCGATCTGGTCGGCGACGATCTTCCGGTCGGCCCGCTCCCTGCCCTTCAGTGCGTCCGCCATGCCGAGGCGTTGCAGCGGGGTCATGGCTCTGACCACCGGACCCGGAGCAGTCCCGATGATCTGGACTGCCTCGGCTGCTGGGTCGTGACCCAGCAGTGCCAGTCGAACGGCACGACGGGCCGCTGGGGTCATCCCCTCGACCAGTTTCACTGCCTCGTCGGGTCGCTGGTTGATGGCCCGAGCCGCAGCCGGGACATCCCCCGTCGATGCTCCTGCCTGCTCACGGACTGCCCGCTTGGTCCGCTTGCCTGCCACGAACTCAGCCCACGGCATCCTCTTCCTGAACGCCTCGTAGTGAGCGGTCCACGATGCATCGGCCCACGTAATGGAATGGCTTGCCATTCCATTACCCTCAGCAACCCAGGCTGCGACCTGGCGGTACTCCTTCAGGGTGAGGACTTCATAGGACTCACCGGTCTCGGCAAGGATCTCCCTCGCTGCCTCCTTCAACTGGTCTTCCAGGTTGGGCTCACCTTTCGGTGGCCTTCCCCGACGAGGAGGTATCTCCAGATAGAGGGCCTCAGCCAGGTTCTTCTTCTCGGTGCCGATGTTGCGTGCTGCTTGCACGACACCGGGGTACTTGATGGTGCTCATGGTTGTGTTTCCTTCTGTTGTTGGTTGCTCCTGAAAGCCACCAACCCCCTCTCCCGGCGAGGAGAAAGGGGTTGGTGGGTCGTGCTGTTAAGGCGGGCTTAACTCAGAACGGAGGCTCATCCGTCTGAGGTCCGTACGCCTGCTCCACCGGTGCTCGGTAGGTCTGAGCAGCCGGTGCCGTACGCCGGGCCTCCCCGTGCGGGATGACCCGGAACTGCAGCGACGCCGACACGGTGTCGGCGATCAGTGCCACCTTGGAGCGCTTGGCGCCGCTGTCGCGGTCCTCCCACTCCTCGGTGCGAATCTTCCCTGTCACGATGACCAGGTCACCCTTGACCACCGACTCGACCACGTTCTCGGCGAGTTGCTTGAAGCAGGTGACATCCATCCACAGGGTGTCGGCGTCTTCCCACTCGTCGGTCTGCTTGTTCAGCCTGCGGTCGGCGGCGACCAGTCGCATCCGGCAGATGGCGGTGCCCGACTGCGCGAACCGGAGTTCGGGGTCGGCCACCACCCTCCCTTCCATCGTGATGCGTGGGAGTGGCATCAACTTCCTTCCTCGTCGTTGGTTGCCCACCGGAGGTACATCGTGGCAGTCCTGGGTGGGCCGGGCTTGTTGTTGCGGGTGCGGACCTGCACCCCGTCCTGCACACCGGCCTTGAAGGCCGGACGCAGGGCCGCGATCTGCGCCTGCCGGATGGCGTTGACAATCGACAGCGGGCCGTCGTCGAAGACCTTGAGCCACTCGTTGGGGTGGTCCAGCAACTCGTTCGCTATCGCGTTCCAGTCGTAGCCGTGCCCCGTAGGTGGTGGTTCCTCCCACGACATTCCTCCGGTCATCTGCTCTCCTCTCGTGCGAGGGAGAGCCGGGTGGTGGGGAGCACCGCCCGGCTCTCGTCTGTGGGCTAGCCGCGATAGCCGTTGGTGCGTGCGAACTCGGTGAGGCTGTCGATCCGCTCGGTCAGGCTGGTGAGCAACCGCTCGACCCGACCTATCGCCCCGGTGTCGGCGGACTCGGGCTCGTCCTCCTCGTCCTCCTCGTCCTCGACCACGGGATCGGGCACGGCCATCCCGGTCTCCGCGATGTAGGTCCGGACCTCCTCCTCGGAGGCGTCGTAGTCGATCGCGTAGTCGATCAACTGCGACGCGATCTCCTTCTCCCGGGCCTCCAGCGCCTCGACCACCGGCCGGGCGTACGACACGTACGAGCCGTAGCCCGCCTGCTGCAGCGCCTGCTGGATGGTGTCGGAGATGGACGCGGACGTGGTGTCGTTCTGGGTGGTGCTCATCTGAATGTGGTTCCTTTACTTGGGTGGTTGCTACTGAATGTGAGTGTAGTGGATGGACTGTACTTGTCTGTCGTTAAGGTGCCTTAACCTGTCTCCTTCCGTGGTCGTCCCCGGCCTCGGACCGGGATGTCTGTGATGTCGAGACCCAGCCCCAGGACCAGGCCCCGGCTGCCCTCGACACGACCAAGACCACTCACCGCGTAGCCCTCCGGTGGCTGGTAGGTGGCGTTGATCTTGGTCAGGTAGGTGTGACCTCGGCGCGAGGAGATCGAGTAGAAGTCGTGCCGCACCATCCCGCAGCGGTCGCAGGTCAGCGACCGCTTGGCGTACACGTAGTTGCCCATGTGCGGGTAGGCACCCTCCTCGGCTCGTGAGTCCACGATCCGGAACGGGTCCGTGATCGTCATCTTGTGCTGGGTGGAACGACACTCCAGGTATTCCTCAGGCATGTTGGCCAAGTGCGCCAGGTAGGCATCTTCCGCGCTGGCTACTCTGCGCAGTTCTGTCATTGCGTCTCTCTCTCCATCTGGGTGATCGCCTGGTTCAGGTAGTCCCGGGCGTAGCGGATGTTGCTGCGGGCATCCCGGGTGGCACGCAGCATGCGGTCCATCTGCACCCGGGCTTCGTTCTCCTCCGATGCCTGGTAGGTCATCTGCTTGAACTGTTGGGTTCCCCAGTCCGGACCCTCTGCTCGGGTACAGGCCGAGAGCAGTTCCTCCTGGTTGACATCGCGCCATTCGTAGAAGCGATCTCGTCGGAAGTAGGCGCAGCGGAAGATCCGGTCACCCTTCTCCCTCACCACCAGGTAGGCCCCGTCGCTAGACCACAGCGACGGGAGGCCGAACCAGTCCCCCTGGGTCGGTGGGGTGAAGTCGCCGGGCATGATCTTCTGCTCGCTCAGCAGCCCGGAGAAGAAGAACGGCGGCAGTCGGTGACCGTCCTTGACCATCGCCCCGTCGGTGAACTGCCAGTGCTCGATCCGCCCCTCCATCACCACGGCCAGGTCGGTGCCGTCCTCCACTCCGTCGAGGGTGGTCAGTGGATTTGCCGTGCTCACAGTGGCCACCCCGTCACCTGGTAGGTGAAGTAGTTGACCACCTGCCGCCTGACCTCGGCGTTCAGCGTCCGGTCGGCGCCGTTGATCCGTACGGTCACGCCGTCCGGCAGGTGAGCAGCCAGGAAGCCGTCGATCCGCCAGGCCATCGGCTCCTCGGGTGTCTGCACCACGACCATGTGCCCGTGGGTGTGGGCGCCGTCGTCGTCGTAGCCGTGCACCCGCCGGGTCTTGGAGATATTGCGGGCTGAGTCGTCCCGGATGTAGACGGCGAACGCCCGCCCGCCACGCCATCGCCACCACAGCAGCGTGCCCTCCGGCATCCGCGCGACCTCCTCCCGGTCGAGGGTGTCGCCGGGACCCTTGGTGGTGGCCCCGATGCCGGCGAAGACCTTGTCTGTGATGCCCAGCCCGGCCAGGCAGTTGTCGAACGTGCCGCACCAGGAGTTGTTCCGCTGGTACGTCTTGCCCACCCGGTAGGCGCGGAGTGCGATCCGGGTCAGGGTCTCGTCGTCGGCCACCGGCTCAGGGGCTGGTGGGGTGTAGCCGGGGATGGAGTGGATGGTCAGCGGGTGCCCCGCTGGCCAGTCCCGGGTGCCGAGGATGCGGGCCAGTGTCCCGGTCCCGGTCTTCTCGAACACGTTCAGCAACTTCGGCAGGTCCGGGTGACCGGCGTAGAGCAGCGTCCCGTTCGGCAGCAGGTCGACGTCGGTCCGGCTGGAAACGATTCCACCCTCGGTGAACACCGGGTTGGATGCCCCGAACGCGGCACACATCTCGACCACTGGCGCGATGGCGACGCCGGAACGATCGGCGGCACCCAGGGCGGAGTCTCGCAGCCGCCAGCGGAACGCCTCGACCGACTCCAGCGGGATGTCGATGGACTCAGCCTCTGCTTTGTACAGCCAGTTCGGGCCGTTCAGGTAGTAGGAGTCCATCCCAGCCCGGCCACTCTGCTCGACCCAGGTCCGAGGTGCGGTCTGCTCGAAGATCTGGCCGGTGGGGTGACCGATCCGAATGGCGCCGCCGACCGGTATCAGGTCACCGTGATGGATGAGGTCGGGGAACGGCTCCCCGGGCTTGACTTGTCTGATCACTGCTGGTTGCTCCTTTGCTGGTTAAGGTTGCCTTAACTCATTCCTCGATGACACTGACGCTGAGCGAGTACGGCACCCCGTTGTTCGCGACCCCGTTGTCTCCCTGGAACGGGAGGCCAGGCGCGAAGTAGCGCGAGACCGACAACTCCCTGACCTGCTCGATGGCCTGTTCCCAGGTCCGGTCAGAGACGGTGATGGTCTGCCGGTAGGTGACCTCGATGTCCACCTCCTGCCTTCTCACCCGGGGCAGCAGCCCGGCCTGCTCAGCCACCTCGTCGTAGACCTCACACAGGTCACGCTCGTCGGCAGCCGAGCCGAGCACCTCCGAAGCATGGGCCACGAAGTCCTCGTGCTTCTTGACTGCAGCGACGGTCTCGGCACGGGCTTGCGCCAACTGCCGCTCCAACTCCGCGATCCTGCCCGCCTGTTCGGTGGGTGGCTTGTCGTCGGTCGTGATGGTCATGCGATTCCTCTCGGTTCTGTCGGCTCAGCCACGGCGGCTGAGACGCGTCGGAGGGCAGGGGAATCACTCCCTGCCCTCCGGGTTAAGGTGCCTTAACTGTCATTGTCTGGGCATTACTTAACCGTTAACTACATTATACCACTTGACGAGTCTTAAGTCAAGTGATGTCAGGCCGATCACTGACATCGGCAGCCCACTCCATCGGAGCGAACCCACCATGGCTGAGCCACTCGTCGAGCGCGGAGAAGTTCTCGGCGAACTCGCGTTCCTCGACCGTGTGACCACGACCGGCACTCTTGGTGACCTGCTCGACCAGGGCCCGCAGCCGGGCCAGCAGTACTTCGGGATCCATCACTCGCCCTCCTTCGTTGACGGCTCGTCGGGCAGCGGCGCGACAGCCGCCCTCTGGACCAACTCCCACACCGAGTCGTCGGTGACCGCCCGAGCCAGCACCATTGCGGCCAGGTAGCGCTGCCGGTCTGGGTCCAGGAAGACGACCCCGACATCGGCGATCTCGAACATCCGCTTGACCCGCTCCGGTGTCATCTCGATGTGGCGGTCGCTCATGACTCCTCCTCACCGACGGCAGGGTCGAGCCGTCTGCGCTGGGTCGAGGTCATCTGCGCCCAGGCCCAGCACTGACGCTGTGCCATCCGCCAGTCCAGCCCGAACACCTCGTCGTCGGGACGCTTGGTGGTGTCGTTGACCGCCAGGGAGGTGAGTGGCGGCCACCCGTGGTCTTCGAACAGTGGACGCAGGTAGGCCAGCAGGTCATCCAGCGAACGGGTCATCCGCTGGTAGTCCACAGCCCAGGCCAGGTTGGACAGCGTGATGGTGGCCTGACCTACGGCCACTGCCTTGAGCACTGCCACCACCCGCTGTTCGTAGTTGATCCGTGGTGGGACGACTGTCATGGTGTCGGCTCCGCGACCTTGACCACCGCGAACGGGTCGCTGCTCAGCAGGATCAGGCTGCGGTTGCCTGCGGTCTTGGGGTCCCAGGCGACCAGGATCTGGTCGGGGTGGCCGTGACCGTCGATCACCTGGATGACGGTGCCGCGCGCACCGACCGGCATCGGGTCGGGATCGTTGGGCATGGTGCCGGTCATCACGATCTCCTGACCGGCGGTGACGAGTTGGTTCATTGGTTGTTCCCTTCGTTGTCCGACGACACGGTGTCGTCGTGGTTAAGGCGGCCTAAACTCTGGCCGTCGCAGCGGTACCACTGCTGCTGCTTGCGGTAGAACCAGGTGTGCGGCAGGTGCCGTGCCCGGGTAGTGCAGTGCCAGGTGAGCATGGCTGCTCCTGTGCGTGAAGCACCACCACCCACGCCCTGACGACGGAGGTGGTGGTGAGGAGACCTGGTCATCGGCTGCTGACCAACGGCGTCACCGTTCCCCCCGTCTTCCACCGCCTGGTCGGCAGGTCGTCGTGGGCTCGCCTGAGGATGGTCTGTGCGGCCACCAACAGGTTGATCTCGGCCCAGCGAGCACGCTCCGCCTCGGCCTCGCGCTGCTCTCGCAGCCGTTGCTGCTTGCGGCTCTCGCCTCGCGTACGCCTGCCGAGCACCAGCCGCATCGACCATGACCCGATGTGCAGGGCGACCACGAAGCCGGTGTCGGCGACCTGGCCGGTCACCGGGTCACCCCAACCGCTCTGTAGAACTTGGCCCGGTCGAACCTCGGGTTGGTCCGGGCGAAGTAGTCCGCCATCGAGTACGCGATGTTGACTACCACCCGGGAGGCCAACTCGTTGTGCCGGTGGGTGGCCAACTCCCCGGCGAGGATGGCTGCGATGGCTTGGTAGTTCCGGGTGGTCATGCCGCCACCCACTCCCAGGTGCAGGCGTACTCGGTATGTACGGTCTCGCCTGACTTGACGGTGAAGGTGGCGAAGGTGGTGCGACCGTTGACGGTTGCCTCGCACACCCTGGTATTGCCTTGCCAGGTGCCAGGCTTGATCTTCTTCGCCACGTGGTTGCTGGCTACGTAGGTACCGCTCCCCTCGAATGTGGTCATTGCTGGCGCACTGAAGTGCGCGACGATGGCGAGGATGATGAGCAAGCCGACAAGCCCCGGCGGTAGGGCTAGCAGCCCGCCGCAACCGAGGCCCTGACTTATCCGCAGTGGTCCGGCGCTGACGCCGATGCTTGCGTTGGGCATGGTTGCCCACTTCCTTTCGGTTGTCCCGACCACGGCGGTCGGGAGGTTAAGGCCGCCTTAACGGCGGTAGGCCCGGAGGGGGAAGACCCCCCTCCGGGCGTTGGACTACGTTCTCACTGAACGACGCGGGTCACCACGTTGTCGGTGTCGACCTCGACGACGGCGTACCAGCGGTGCGGCTGCGGGTAGTGCGGGCCCTCGACGTTGACCCGGCCGTTACGCACGGTGAGGTCGAACACCCCGCCGGGCTGGAAGACAGTGACGCGGTCGCCCGCCTTGACCGCTTCCTTGAGCGCCTTCTTGGTCTGGTAGTTGGGGTTGACGTAGGGCATCAGTCGACCTTCGTCCAGTGGTCGGTGCTGACTGTGACCTCGGCGGCGGGCACGTTGGCGTAGACCGGGAAGGACCCGTCGTGCCAGTGACCGGCGACCATCCGCTCACCGCGATCAGTGGTGAACAAGGTGGCCTCGGTCGAGAAACCGTAGACCGGGTGGTGAGCCACGGTCGGTGAGGTGAGGCTGTACACGGCTCAGTCCCCACAGATTCCGTCGGTGTACTCGCCGAGGTAGATGTCTCGGCCCGGCACCTTGAGCCTGCTCACCGGTAGCCAGGGCTGGACGTTGTGCAGACCACCCTTGCCGGTCTTGCCCTGGTAGGCGTGCTTGAGGTCGGCCAGGCAGCCGTTCTGCCATGACCCGAACTCGGCCAGGTAGGCGCGCTTGGCGTTGGCCCGCTCGGCCTTACCGGCGTGGCGCCACGCCTTGCTCGGGCCGAGGTGGGTGACGTAGGTGTGCTCGGCCTTGGCCACCTTGTGCGGGTGAGCCTTGGCCTGGTGGCTGGTCGGGCCCATCGGCGCGGCGTGGGCGACCTCGGAGGAGATGCCGATGCCGCCGAATGCAGACGCTGCTCCGATGGCCAGGACGGCGAACCCGGTAGCGAGTGGCCGCAGAACGTTGCGGTAGTTGGACATGGATGGTTGCTCCTTGCTGGTTAAGGTTGCCTTAACCTAGGTTGACTGGACAGACTTCTACTTACTACTCCATTATACCACTTGACCATGCTTAAGTCAAGTGAGGTCAAGCCGTTGACCGGAAGGTCAGCACGCGTTCGGTGAGCGCGGTGCGCCAGCGTCTGGTCCGTCGACACGACCCACAGGTGACGGCGAACGGGTCAGGTGACCAGGCGTGGGCGTGGCGGCAGCGCGACCCGGCGTGGTGGATGGGTCGGGCCCGGGGTGGTCGGGGCCGCCGTCGCCTGTCGACCAGCCCGGTGATGACCGGGCCGGTGACTGGCTCGTCGAGGGTGGACATTGGTTGGTTGCTCCATTCGTTGATCGTTGACCGCACGTGGACCGTGACGCGTGGATGGTGGGTGGTGACGCGATCACCGTGACGCGATGTGTGCGTCACGCTCGGGAGTTAAGGTCCCTTAACCGCCGAGAGGGCCGGAGTCCCCGTGGGACCCGGCCTAGTTCGGTAGGCGGTCGTTGTGGGTCACCGTGCCGTCGGAATGGTCTGCGCAGTAGTGCTGCGCGTCGCTGGCATCCCAGCAGGTGACGGAGGTCTCGACCGGCGCGCATGCGCTCGCTCCGAGTGTGGCCAGGACGGCCACGCCTGCCACGATGGCGCGGCGGGTGAAGGTGTGCATGGTGGAACCTTTCGTTACGGGTGAGCCACGGCGGCTCACACCTAGCGGGTCACACGCGGTTAGTCGTGTGGCCTGCTAGGTGCCCGGTCCTTCGACCGGGCACCCGTCCCTGCTACTTGCCTGCCTTGCTCCGGTTCACCCGACCGTGCAACGCCTGACCCGCCCGACGGATCTCGGGAGTGCTCGCCTCCCCCTTGGCTTGGATCAGGTTGCGCAACTCGAGCAACCCGGCCCAATCTTCGGCAGTCAGGGTGCCGACCTTCCGCACTGCCTCCAGCGCGTCGCGGATGGCCTGCCCGTTCGGGGTCAGGTCACCTGTCTTGGCTTCCTGCGCCGAACGCTTGTCACCGGTAGCGTCCTTGCCAGCAGACGACTGCACCGCTTTGGTGCCCTTCGACTTCGTGCTGGGAGTCTTGGACTCGGCCCACACCTTCTCGACAGCCTCCCGGGTGAGCCCTGCCTTCCGCGCCTCGGTAAACGCGGGGGAGTTCTGGACACTGGACGTGATGGCCCATAGTTCCTCGGTAGGGCTCACCTCCAGATCGAACGCAATCTGCGCCGACCGGCCCAACTGAATCCCGCGCGGCTCGGAGATGCCGAACTCTTTACAGAACTCAGAGTTCGTCATGGTGCCGTTGGGGTTGGCCTTGGACTTGACCAAGGCGCGGTGTGCGTAGGCGCCAACGTAGGTCGCGTTTGTGCCTGCCCTGTCCTTGATTTGCTCCAGAGCGTGGTAGAGACCCTTGACCTTCGGGAGGTCCTTGGTCGCGATACCAGCGGCCACGGTCTGCGGGTTGAGCGACCCCAGCAGGCGCTGTTGAGCGGGGGTGAGACCGGTTAAGGAAGCCTTAACCACGACCTGACTGGGGGCAGAGTCCTCCTGAGGATCGAGGACGGGACCTGTTACTGCGGTTGCCTCAGACATGAGGCACCTACCTTTCTGCGCGGGTTCCCCCGCGCGAGGGTGCGGGGCGGGGCCACGGCGGCCCCTGGTTTCCCTGCATCCCTCACTTACAAGACTTACTTTACCAGGTTTGTCCACCTAAGTCAAGCCTTGCAAAGTGCCTCTGACTAGGGGAGATAGAGTTAAGGGGCCTTAATGTGAGCAGGATCACAAGGCCCCCCACCCCCCGGAGTCGCGCGCGCGGCCCCCTAAGGGGGTGCTAGCCACCTCTGTACCCATCCAGGATTTTGAATCAGCCCTGTGTCAAGTGGAGCAAACGGGCCTCGGCGGGTACCGGGGATTTCGGATCGGACGCGCGTAACAGACCCTGTTACAGTGCTACAGTGTGTTACATGACCGAGAGCACTCCTGAGGGCCGGAGGCGGGACGTGTACGTGCCCCTGTGGCTCAGCCAACTGGGGGCAGCCGTCCTGGATGAGAAGAGGGGAACGTGGAGCAGGAGCGAGTACATCAGGCAGGCTCTGAACAAGGCGGTGAGCAGCGGCCTGGTTGGGCCCAAGCCCGGGAAGTTCTAACAACCGGGCATGCAAGTGCACGAAGGCCGGGGTCAGCACCACCAAGGGGATGAGCGGGTTGCCCCTGTGCCGCTGCGGTCACCTCATGGCCGTCCACGAGACACACGGGATCGACTTCAACAGCCAGATCGGTCCCGGGCACCCCTGGACACCAACCCCGAGGTTCGCGGCATGAGCAACAACTGCCCCACCTGCCACCCGGCACCCGAGACACCGAAGAAGGAGCGACCAGTGACCAAGACCGAGGGGTGTGAGCACCTCAACACCAAGACGAAGTTCGGCATCCGGATCTGTCTCGACTGCCACCAGGTGGTGTCGTGATGAGCACCCAGTGGCCGACCCGGCTGAGGGTGGACATGGAGGGCTCCTCCCGCGAGGACCTGATCACCCGGCTCGACGCTCAGGCGGCGCAGTTCTTCGGGGCCATCCCGTACCGGCTGACCGGTGAGGTCGAGGCTGAGGTCGGGGAGCGGACGCAGGACGTGGGCGGCAAGATGACGCTGCTCACCTGGACCGGCTACGCCTACTTCGAGACCCTGCCGTGAGTACCGTCACCGTCCGGGTGCTGATCGAGGCCACCTGGCATGGCGAGGACCGTACTCAGGTGATCGAGGCCGGGAGCGTGGTACTGCTGGGTCCTCAGAACCTGCCCGAGGTGAGAGAACTGCTGCACGACATCGCGGATGCGTGGCCACAGGACGGGGAGTTGCCGTGAGGCTCGCGGAGTTCCTTGCGGGGCAGCAGGAGGACCCCAACCTGTTCTGGCGACTGTCCAGCGGTGACCACCAGAACCTGCTTGAGGAGGCGTGCGACCAACTCGACGCTGTGCGGCGCCAGTTGGTCGAGGTCAACGGGATTGCCTTCGCACTCCAGGTCCTCGACGACAAAGAGGAGGACGAACGATGAGTGTCGAGCACCCAGACCCCACTCCCGAGCCCGACCCCATCGGTGTGCTGCCCGGTGAGAGCGTGGTGGTCGGCGCCGAGCCCACCTTCATCGAGGAGTTGCAGCACCTGATCAACCGCTACAGCGTCGAGAACGCCGGTGACACCCCCGACTTCATCCTGGCCGAGTTCATCCAGAACGTGCTGATCGACTACGCCAAGGCCGTCAAGGCCCGCGACCGCTGGTACGGAGAGGAGAAGCCATGAACCGCATCCTGAGTCTGGCTGCGGTGGGAGCGGCACTGCTGATGCCGCTGGCCACCGACGCCTGCGGCACCACCGCTGACCGGCAGGGACCAGCCGGAACCCAGCCTGACGGCTACCAGGACATGACCAAGGTGGTCGTCTACCGGGCTCCCGACACGGTGCCCAACATCGCGGTCGGCTGCATCGGTGGCTATGGGTTCATGACCACCCTCAAGGCCAGCGGCAGCGACACCAACTCCGGTGGCTCGGCCCCGTCGCTGCTCCGCTTCCCCGAGTACGACAAGACGTGCGCGTCGTGAGCGTCGAGCAGATGACCGGGGAGGGTCACTACCGGGTCACCTTCCACAACGGAAGACCGGTGGTGGCCGAGATCTGGCGAGACGGGGTGCGGATGGTGCTCGGCAGGCGCAACCACCAGGGCACCTGCGCCCGCTGCGGCCGGGTGACCCCGGTCTACGAGCCGACCAACACCACGATGGAGGTTTGTGACACCTGCGAGCAGATCCTCACGTCCCTCCAGGAGAGCCATGACTGAGATCCTGCACGACCCGGAGTTCTGCCTGCACAACTGCGGCATCATCACCGTGGTCGACAACACCTTGCGGTGCGACCAGTGCCACACCGAGATGGTGTTCGTGTCCGTCGACCGGCTGCGGTCCCTGCAACGCACCCCCACCGAGGTCGAGGCCGACCTGCGACGGCAGAACGAGCGGCTGCGGGGTGTGCTGACCGCCGTCCAGCGCTCCATCGAGATGATCGCGAGGATGCCCCAGTGAACTGGCTGCTGGTCGCGCTCGTGCTGTCCAACCTGGCCTGGCTCGTCGCCTTCGCCGTCGCGGTCAGGACCCGCAAGCGGAGATCGGTGCACATCGGTGGGCCGAACTTCGTCACGGTCGAGGGCTACTCCGCCAAGCAGGCCGCCCGACTGCTCGATCTGATCGACGAGGTGCGCTGATGCGCTTGATCCACTTCACCTGCGACCACTCCGCCGCCAAGATCGCCCTCGATCGCGTGCTGCGGCCCAACCCGCTGTCGTTTCGACACCTGCTGTGGCTCACCGACCTGGAATCACCCTCGGTGCGCGGGCTCGGGTTGACCAGTTACATGCTGCGCTGCGACCGCACGGCGTGGAAGGTGGTGGTGGAGACCGACGCTGCGGTCAGGTGGACGAAATGGGCCCACGACAACAAGGTGGACTTCGCCAATCGGCTCGGACTGGACGGCGCTGAGGGGGCTATGCCTCTACGGTGGTGGGTATCTGAGGTCGAACTGCCCATTGTGAGCATCGAGCGCATCAAGAAAGGCTGAGAGATGCCTGCCAAAGCCAAAAAACTGGCCTGCTGCTCGGCTCGGTCGGTGAAACTGAAGAAAGCGTCCTACGCGAAGGCCAAAAAGGCCGCAGATGCCGCGTCGAAAGGCCCAGTGAAGAAGGCACCGGCCAAAAAGGCCCCAGCGAAGAAGGCAGCAGCCAAAAAGGCCAAACCGTGCATGATGTGCGGCAAGAAATGACCACCAGAGAGAAACTTCTGGTCGGGTCCGCGTTCTTTGTCGGCTCGGCCTGGGCCACGCTCGTGATGTGGTGGCTCAGATGATCGTCTCCGGCGGGGTGAAGTACCACCCGTCGCTGGAGCCGCTGATGGAGCCGATCTCGGCACTCTCCCCGCACCCGGGCAACCCCAACAACGGCGACTACGAGGAAATCGCGGTCTCCATCGAGGTCAACGGCATGTACCGCCCCGTCGAGGCTCAGCGGTCGACTGGCTTCGTGCTCGCGGGCAACACCACCTACGCCGCCTGCCTGCTGCTGGACGCCACCATCATCCCGGTGGTGTGGCTGGACGTGGACGACATCGCCGCGACACGCATCCTGCTCGGCGACAACCAACTCGCCCGGCTCGCCATCATGGACCAGGCCCTGCTCCAGCCCCAGATCGCGACCCTGCTGGAGACCGAACTACGACTGCTGGGCACCGGCTACACCGAGCCCCCGCCGCCCCCGCCGCAGGCACCGCCCGGCCACACGGTCAGCGTGTACTTGACCGCTGATGCCTTGGCGTCGTGGTTCGACGTGCCCGGGGAGAGCGACCGGGAGCGGCTGTTCTTCCTGCTCGACCTGCGCTAGCGCAGGACGCGATGGCGTCAGTCAGTCCACGCCTGCAGTGCGGCATAGGCGGGCTTCGTGGTGCCGTTGGTGCGGATGATTCCGAACGTGGGCTCATTGCCGGTGGTGCCCGTGTCGAAGCCGGTGTACCACATCATCGGACCGGTCGCGCCGCGTGCTGTGCCCTGGTCGTACCAGCCGGTGAACAGGTCGGTCAGCCACTGTCCCTGGTTGGCGTCACCCACATCGGCGCGCGCGGTCGGGAAGCCCTGCTCGGTCGTCCAGATCTTCTTGCCTCGGTCACCGTTCGCGTTCATCGTGGCGCGGACGTTGGTGACGTTGCCCATGTTGCCACCGGTGAAGCAACCCGATGAGGACTTGCACCAAGCCGAGTCGGCGTACGGGTGGACGGCGACACCGTCCCAGTTGCCCTTCGCCAGCGGGTACAGGTCGGCGTACCACAGGTCCTGTTTGAGCCGTCCCGAGTCGTTCCACGCCGTCCCACCGGTCAGCACGTAGGCATCCGGGTCAGCAGCCTTGACGGCCGGGTAGGTCGCCTTGATCAGGTCCGCGTACCGGGCGACGTTCGGCGAGGTCCAGAACGTGGCCAGGTTCGGCTCGTTCCAGATCTCCCAGGCGGCGACGTTGCTGCCCTTGAAGTGGGTCACCGCAGCCGCCGCGAAGTTGGCGAACGCGGTCCGCTGCGCGGTCGTGGTCGGCCCGACATCCCACGACGAGGCAGACCAGGCTGGCAGCGTGGAGACGCACCAGATGACCTTGAGTCCGTTCGCCTTCGCCGCTGACTGGATGCGGTCGGGAGCCGTCCAGTTGCGGCTGCCCTGCGACGTCTCGATGTAGACGGCGGGCAGATCCATCCGGAACCACTTCACACCGGTCGCGGCGAGTTTGGCCATGCGGGAGTTGATCGTGCTGGCCGACAGACCAGACCATAGGTGATAGGGCTCCGCGATGCCGGACATCTCCGCGTGCGATGCAACCGCCGTGCTTGACGGTGACGGGGTGGCTGACCGCGTGGGGGTGATCGTCGGTGTGGGGGTGACGCTGGGCGTCACCGACGCTGAAGGGGTGGCAGATCGACTCGCGGTGACGCTGGGCGCCGGGGAAGGCGCATCCAGCGCTTCACGAATCGCCCGCAGTTCCGCATCCTGCCGGTCAAGACGACAGTCCAGGTAGCGGTAGTTCTCGTAGCCGCTCACCGAACTGCTGCTGGTGTCCACGTACTGGGCGCATGGATCTTGGGGGGTAGCGATGGCGACGGTGCCGCCACCAACCAAGGCACCGGCACCAACGAGCGCGAACACGGCAAGTAGCCGCCTACGTGCAGGAGCGGTTCGGGGCTGACGGGGAGCGATCTTCCACATGTGGTGCTCCAATGTCGAGGAGCCCCCGCTCTCCGGAACAGACGCTAACGGATCAGCAGCCGAACTCGACTACCCACAGGCGGCGTGTTCTGGGTACCGAAGGTCGCCGTCCGAATCGCCGGGAACGACACCCAGGCCCCATGGGAGGTCTCCTCCCCGGTCACCAGGTACTGGCGAAAGGCGGTGATCGGCGGCGAACTGGGGTCGTCGGTCAACACCACCGTGGCTCCCGGTGCCAGTCCGGCCAGGGATGGCTGCACCCCGTCGGCGTCGGTCTTGCTGACCGCCAGGATGCGGTCGTTGCCGGTGGTGATCTGCACCGTCAGCCGACCTGCTCCCGGGTTGGTGCTGGCCGGACCCCCGGCCCACTCCCAGGAGCCCTCCGACCCGGGCAGCCGGGCGTACAGGTCGGCGACCGCGTTCGCGGCCCAGTCGGCGGCCTGCTCGGCGTGCCACAGCCTCGACAAGACCTGCTGGGCGAAGGCGTCCCAGCCCTGGTACACGTCGCTCAACGGCTGCAGGTCCGCCTTGGGGGTGGGGACGAAGGTCACGGGGTGGGCTCCTCGACCGGCTGCGGCAGCAGCGACTGCACGGCGGACAGGATCTGGCCGTCGGTGATCACCGAGGGATCGTTGCCGGGTCGCTCCACGCTCCCGGCAATGGCTGAGGCGTAGGCGTCCCCGAAGCCAGGCTGGGCAGACATGTCCCAGGAGTGCATGGCCTGCCAAGAGCCCGGGTCGATGGCCCCGGCGTCGTCCAGGGTCTCGACTGCGTAGGCAGCCATCACCCGCTGCGAGAAGTCGGAGTCCTGGTTGAGTGCTGCGATGTCGGAGTAGCCCATGAGACTGCCTTTCAGTCGGTGAGGTAGGAGTCGGACCGGTCGTAGTTTGCGGCCAGGGCTGTCCCGCCGCCACGCCGTTGAATCGTGTTGAGCGCCCCGCCCGCGCCGATCAAGAACTGGGCGATAGCCCATGAGACCTGCCTTTCAGTCGGTGAGGTAAGAGCCGGACCAGTAGTAGTTCGCAGCCAGGGCGGTCCCGCCGCCCCGCCATTGAACCGTGTTCCCGGTACCCGAGCCGATCAAGAACTGGGCGATGCTGCTACCCACGTTGGCACCGGCAGCCAGGTAGTAGGACACCTTCGGCAGCCCAATCCCCACCGGGAAGGTGCCGACGGTGTAGGCGTTGGTCAGGACGGCGAACCCGGTGTTCAGCCAGGCGCCCCTGAGGAACACCTGGTTGCCGATCTGGCGCATCATCGGCGGGTCGGTGGCGTGTGCGGCGAACCCGGGCGAGATGGCGACCGGCAGCCAGCCGGTGTCAGCGGCGTCCGGCTTGGACCGCAACTGGCCCCTGGAGTCGATGTAGATCTCGCGACCCTTGAGGGGATCGGTGCCGACCAGCGCAGGAGCCAGGTTGCCAACCCCCCACACCCCGGACGCCGCCGCCCCGTTCACCACGGGGGCAGGAACCTTCACAATGTCGATGCTGCTGTTGGCCACCCCAGCGGCGGTGCCCAGTGTCGACCCGGAGTTCTGGTCGATCTGCGTCTGAATGGTGTCCCCGGCGGCGCACTTGAGCACGCGCGACAGCGTGTTGGTCGGCGTGGACGCACCCGGACTGACGAAGTTGTAGCCCGCTCCGGCCGACGAGCCGTTCTGCAGGATGCGAAGCCGTCGGTACCCGGTGGCGTTGGAGTCCCAGCCGACCTTTGCGCTCACCTGGTAGTAACCCGCCACCGGCACCGTGAAGATCCCCCCGGCGAAGGCGATGCCATCGGTGAAGTCCTCGGTGTCCCACGGGACCGGGGTGATCGTGGCATGGGTGCACGACACCGCCGCCGCTTGCCGACGCGAGGCTGCGTAGTTCTGCTCACCGTAGGTCGACACCGCCGAGCCCGCGTAGGCAGCCGGGACCTTGGTGACCGAGACCCAGTTGTAGCCCGGACCGCCGCCCAGGGCGAGGCTGGAGCCGCTGCTCTGCTGGGCTCGGACACTGATCTTCTGCCCGGCCAGGGCCTTGATGGTGGTCGCTACTCGGGCACCGGCACTAGTCGCGTCGGTACCGGCCACAGCCATAGAGACGGCATCAAGGTAGACGTAGACACTGCGTCCGCCCGTCGCATTTGCAGCGAAGGTGATCGCGGCCCCGACGTTGTAGTAGCCATCGGTGGGGACGATGAAGGCAGCGTCAGGGGCGCTCCAGGCGATCCCGTCGGTGTAGTCCTCGGTGTCGAAGGGGATCGCGGTGATGGTGGCGTTCAGCAGCGAGGTGGCTGCCGCGTGCTTGCGCCGGGACGACATCGGCCGCTCGACGATCACCCCGCCCCCAGCGGGTGGCTGCTCCGGCACCTTGGTGATGTTCATCCAGTTCGACGCCGCGCCGCCGTTGAGCGCATTGGCGGCACCGGAGACCTGGGAGACGCCCACGTGCACGAGGTCACCGGCCGCCAGTTTCACGACCCGGTTGACCGTGGCTGAGGAGGCAGCGCTGGCTGCTCCGTAGATGGACAGCCCGCCGACGCCCGCCGACCCGTTGATCACCAGCCGCAGGGTCGGTCCGCCGGAGGACATCGTGGCCAACTGCACCGAGGCGTTGACCTGGTAGTAGCCAGCCACCGGAATGACGAAGTCAGCACCGTTCCACACGATGCCGTTGGTGTAGTCCTCGGTGTCTAGGGGGAGAGTGACGATGGTGGAGTTCGGGATCGCGGTGGCCGCTTGGTGACGCCGCGACGAGGCGTAGAGCGGCTCCACCACTGCCGAACCACCGCCGCTGGCAGCCACGGTCTCCCAGGCCGCATCCCCGTCGGCATCGGACTGCTTGGTCAGCACCTGACCGTCGGTGCCCCCCGGCGGTACGCCAGAGCCACCACTCTGCTGCTCGTACTCCCAGCCCCCGAGCCGCCAGACCAACACGTCGCCCTCGTCGGGCTCGGTGTCGGGCACGTCGGTCAGGTCGCTGGTGGCCAGTACGGCGTCGGCGAACACCGTCAGTGGGTCGTTGAAGGTGCCGACCCCGGTGGCGGTGAAGTCGACGTTGCCGTCGTCGGTGAACTCGACCCGGCCGGTCAGGTTGGCAGACTCGGAGGTGATCTCGTAGGGGTTCTCCAGGGTGCCGATGCCCTCGACACTGATCCCGTCCCCGGCCACCACCAGGCAGGAGCAGGCGTTCGCGCAGCCGCATCTGTTCGGCACGTCAGCCTCCGACCAAGGTGATGTCGATGTAGGTGTACTTGGTCCCCGCCGAGCCGTACATGTTGGCGTTCGCGATGTTGGTCTTGGTCCGAGCCGCGAGGGTGTCTCCGGCTGCGCACCTCACTGTCCGGCTCAACTGCCAGGACTTGTTCGTGCCGACCGCGCCGCTGGAGGTGTCGGCAAGGGTCGCCCCGTTCTTCACGAAGTTCGTGTTGACAGTCGAGGTGGAGGTGGTGCCCTGGATGTGGGAGCCGAAGTTGATCGCGTACTGACCCGCCACCGGCACCGTGAACACACCCCCCGCGTAGGTGATCCCGCCCTCGCTGGCCTCGATGTTCTCGAAGGTCGCGGTGTACCAGGTGTTCGCAGTGGGCATCGACTGAGGTGTGGTCTTGTAGCCCGCGTAGTGGACGTCCGCTGCAGCCAGCGTCCACGGGGACCAGACGGCGTTGTTGCCGTTGCGGTACCACGCTCTCGGCGTGGCCTGGTTGTTCACATAGCACCACTGGGCGCAGGCGAAGTCACCACTGACTCTCTTGTGGGTGACGACGGTGCTCGACCCACCTGACGGCCAGCCCACTCCCTCGGCAGCGCTCAGCGTCATCACCGAGGTACCGGTCGGATAGGCGGTGGGTGGATCGGTGACCAGTTTCCCGGTCGGGATCACGTCCGGCTTGGCTCGGAGTTGGTTGGTCACGTCCAGGTAGATCTCGCGGCCGATCTTCGAGTCCATCCCGAAGACATCCAGTGGGGGAGTGCCCCATGAGCCCGATAGGGGGAGGCCGGCGGCGGCGGCGGCCTCGAACTCCCAGTGGTTGCCTCGCCAGACCGGGATCTCACCCTCGGTCGGGGTGCCCACCACGTCCTTCAGGTTGGTCAGCGACTGGGTGGCCTGACCCTGGATCCGGCGCTTGTCGGTGGCGGTGCCCGAGCCGGAGATGGTCAGGTCCAGAGTGGGGGAGTCGACCACGTCGAGGTTCAGCAGCGGGTTGCCGCCAGGGACGCTGATCAGGTAGGGCCGGTTTGCCGAGCCGTTGCCGACGACCGTCACGCCACCATCGGGGGCGGCCTTGATGACACAAGAGCAGGTCCCGGTTCCGCAGGCGCACCTGGCGATCGCTCAGCCCTGCTCTCCCCGGGTTCACAACCGGCTTGGCTCCGGCCCTTGCGAGGGGCTGGTCGTCGATCCTTTTGCGTGGCGGCCGAGGCACGCGAGTTGCCCCGGCCACCGGGGGTGAGTCTGGCACAGGCAGACAGGGGAGAGTACGTAGTCGTATCCTTCGCGCATGGCAAGTCGGCAGGACTCCTCACATCCGACCGGGGTGGTCGACGAGTTCGCCAACGGCAAGGGCGAGCCTGCGCGAATCCAGCGCAACCGCAAAGCCGACGCTGCGCTGAGCATGAAGATGTCCGGGGCGACCTGGTCCGAGATCGCCATGACGCTGGGCTACCCGACCCCGCGACAGGCGATGCTCGCGGTGGAGAAGGCCCTGGTCCGCCAACTCAACGAGGACGACGACAGGGCCAAGATGCGGCAGGTCTCCGGGGCGCGACTGGAGCGGCTGCTGCGCGGCATCTGGAACAAGGCCATCAATCCCAATGACCCGGAGCAGATGACGGCGGTGTCGCGGGCTCGTGAACTGATCGCCGACCACAACAAGTTGTACGGGCTGAACGCCCCGACCGAGGTGACGGTGCACTCCCCGACCAACTCCGAACTGGAGGACTGGGTGCTCCAGATGACCGCCACGATGGTGCCCGACGTGGCAGAACCGGACATCTACGATGCCGAGGTCCTTGAGATCGAAGCAAGTTAAGGCGGCCTTAACCCATATGCCCAGGTTTGCCAGAGGGGGTGATGCCCATGCCATTCAGACTCGATCCTGAGAAGTACGGAGAGTTCCGTGCGAAGATTCAATTCACGACCGCTGCCTGGATGCCTTGAAAGCCCTACAAGATCTATCAAGCCTGCAAGGCCACCGGCGTGCTGAGCAACACCGCCTACTGCCAGATCGCGGTGTGCGAGAAACTGGCCCGCGACCTCGACTTGGACCTGGATGAGTTGCTGGCCACCCTGCCTCGACGACGGACCACCTCGAACTACCTGTTCGACCCGCGCGGGGTGGACACCAAGGTCCCCGGCGACGAACCGGCCAACGGCGACCGGAATGCCACCCATACTCGCATCGGCGTCGGCCGTTACGGTATGGGCGGCAGCGGCGACGAGGAGGTGTACTAACCGATGGTCACCTTTTCTACACTGGTCACGTGCAGAAGGTCCGGTGGACGGTCAAGTGCGCGGGCGGTTGCGGCACGATGCTGCAGATCGGCACCTACGCGACCCGCCTGCACTCCGGTCTGTGGTGCCTGACGTGCCTGCGAAAGCACCAACTGACGTGTCAGGTGTACCGCCCGAACTGATCGGCATGTTCAAGCAGTGGAAACCTGAGTACCAGGCCCGCGCGATGGCGATGCTGAAGGAGTTCGAGGGCGCGGACTGGCACCCGTTCTTCTGCCCGATCCCCACCTGCGACGGCCAGCCGCACGACGACTGGACCTGGCCGCACGCCCGGGCCGACCAGAAGCCTCCGCCGATGGGCTCCCCCGACTGGTTCACCCTGCTGTTCTCCGGCGGTCGAGGGGCGGGCAAGTCGCGCACCGGCTCTGAGATCACCCACCGGATGACTGCGCACGTACCCCGTCTGGTGCTGATCGGAGCCACCGGCCCGGACCTGCGCGAGACCATGATCGAAGGTGTTAGCGGCATCCTCGCCACTTCTCCGCCCGGGAAGCGCCCGCTGTACGAGCCGTCCAAGAAGCGGCTCACCTGGCCGAATGGCTGCATCGGCCAGGGCTTCTCGGCGGAGGAGCCGGACCGTCTGCGTGGCCCCGAGTCCGGCTTCGTCTGGGCCGACGAACCCGCCCACTACCCGCTGGTGGAGGAGGTCTGGTCGAACATGCAACTGGGCCTGCGGATGGGCTCCCGGCCCAAGATCGTGGCCACCACCACCCCGAAGCCGACCAGGTGGATGAAGGAACTGATCAAGGACCCGTTGACCATCACCCGACGGGTCTCCACCTACGCCAACATCGGCAACCTGGCGGAGGCATTCAAGCGCACCGTGCTGGACCGGTTCGAGGGCACCCGGCTGGGTCGCCAGGAGTTGCACGGCGAGATCCTGGAAGACGTCGAGGGCGCGCTGTGGCTGTGGGAGATGTTCTCGTGGGTCGACTTTGCCCCGCCGATGCAGCGAGTCGTGGTCGGCGTGGACCCAGCCGGAAGCAAGAACAAGTCCTCCGACGAAACCGGGATCATCGTCGAGGGTGTCGGCTTCGACAAACACCTGTACGTACTGGCCGACTACACCGGACGCTACTCACCTCGGGGCTGGGCGACCCGGGCGAACGAGGCGTACGAGGAGTTCTCCTGCGATGCCATCGTGGCCGAGAAGAACTACGGCGGCGAGATGGTGAAGCACACCCTGGAGACCTCCGGCTACGGGGGTGCCCGGATCATCCTGGTCGACTCCCGCCGAGGCAAGGAACTGCGCGCGGAGCCCATCGTGGCCCGCTACGAACGGAAGATGGTGTCGCACGTGGGCAAGCCCGGTGACCTGGCCGAACTCGAAGGGGAGCAGACCTCCTGGGTGCCCGGACAGGGACCGTCGCCGAACCGCGTCGACGCCTTGGTGCACGCGAGCACGGACCTGCTGAAGCGACTGGAGCCTGCTGCGATCTCGTCCCCGAACAAGTTGATGCGCCGAGGGACTGGTCCTCGGCACCTGAGGGCAGTGGGGTGATGTTCGACCAGCCCTGGTGGATCTGGGCACTGGCCATCATCGTGGGCACCGTGTCGGTCGCCCGAACCGCCCGGCTGCTGGTCTGGGACTCCTTCCCTCCGGTGGAGTGGCTACGGCTGAAGTTCTTCGTCGCAGCCGGTGACTCGCCGTGGCGCAAACTCGGCGAATGCGGCTTCTGCCTGGCCCCCTACCTGGCGGCGGGAATGGTCGCCTGGGCACTGCTGTGTGACCTCGCCTGGTGGTGGTGGGTGATCAACATCTGGTGGGGGCCGATTTCATATGGAGCGGCGATCATAGTTTCCTACGACCAGCCGTCGGACGGCACTGACTAGGCGTTCTCTGTTTAACTGGGCACGACTGTGCGAAACTCACCGGTGTAGTTCCACCGGCGGAAGTAGTCACGCATGCCCCGACGCAAGGCTGAGCCGGAAGCGGTGGTGATCCCCACTTCTTCTCTGGTGGCATCTGCCACCCGCTATCCGGGGAAGGCGGCGCGGATCTACCAGCCGCGCCAAGACTGGCAGGCCGAGTGTTATCGGCACTACGGCATCTGCGGTGAGGCCCGGTTCGCCGCCAAGTTCTTCGGCCACTCGGTCTCGCGCGCCACGCTGTTCGCCGCCGAGAACGTCAAAGGCACCACGGTCGCCACCCCAGCGGGGCAGGCGGCCGATCTGCTGGAGGCACTGTTCAACGGCAAGGACGGCCAGACCCAGATGCTCGACAGCATCGGCACCCACCTGACCATCGCCGGGGAGTGCTACCTGGTCGGTCGTGCGGTCGAGGGGGTGGACACCTGGGAGATTGTCTCCGTGCTGGAGATGCAGGTGACCGGCACCAACTGGCAGATCAACTACGGCCAGGGCATCCCTGCGGTGCAGTTGACCGACGAGGACGTGGTCATCCGGATCTGGCTGCCGAGCCCCGCGCATCGGATCGAGGCCGACTCCCCGTTCCGCGCCCTGCTGCCGATCCTGAGTGAGATCGAGTGGCTCACCCGGCACGTGTTCGCCCAGATCACCTCCCGGCTGGCAGGCAGCGGCATCCTGATCATGCCGCAGGGGATGACGTTCCCCCCACCACCAGAGCAGACCCTGCCGGACGGCACCACTGCCCCGGCCAAGCCCGCCAACGACGCCGACTCGTTCATGGCCACCCTGGCCGACGCGATGATGGCGCCCATCGAGGATCCGTCCTCGCCCAGTGCGGTGGTACCGATCGTGGTGACTGCACCCGACGACACCATCGACAAGCCCCGGCTGCTCACCTTCTGGAGCGAACTCGACTCCGCGTCAATGGGGTTGCGCAACGAGGCGATTCGTCGCTTCGCTCTGGGAATGGACCTGCCGCCGGAGCAGGTACTCGGAATGTCAGGCACCTCGACCTCGTCCAGTGGGAGCGTCAGCCACTGGGGTGCCTGGCAGGTCGAGGAGTCGACCATCAAGTTGCACATCGAGCCGATGCTCGACGTGATCGTCAACGGCCTCACCGTGGGCTATCTGCGTCCGCTCACCGACGACTTGTCCGTCGTCGCTTACGACTCCTCCGCGCTGCGGCTACGTCCGGACCGTTCCAAGGAAGCGTTCGAGTTGTACGACCGGGGCCTCATCTCCGCCGAGGCGCTGCTGCGGGAGAACGGCTTCGACGAGGACGACGTGCCCAAGCCGGACGAGTTCGTGCGCTGGCTGACCATCAAGGTCGCCTCCGGCTCTGCTACCCCCGAACAGGTCCAGGTGGCCCTGCAGCGGCTGGGGGTCGACCTCGGGGCGATAGCGCTGCCCGAGGCGGTTCCACGTGAAACGCGGCCCGACCGCACCCTGGAGGACCACCCCACCCGGCCCCGCACACCGGACGAGAACGCCTTGGTCGCGGCGAGCGAAGCCCTCGTCTTTCGGGCTCTGGAGCGGGCGGGCAACCGGATGCGGCAGAGCGTGGCCAAGCCCCCGGGAGTCCCCGCGTACGAGACCCACCTGTACGTGAAGGCCAACGGCACCTCGGAGAAACTCCTGGAGGATGCCTGGTCGTGCGCTCCCCAGGTGTTGGACGGCATCGCGGACTGTTCCATCGTGGTCCCGGTGCTCACCTCGTACTGCGTCTCGCTGATGAAGGAGCAGTCTCCGCACCGTCGCGACCGACTGGTCAACTGGCTGCGGCTGGCTGACCAGGTCTCGGCATGAGCGTCTTCACCACGGGGCCGGACTGGGAGCAGAACTTCCTCACTCCCGAGTCCTCGGAGTCCTTCGCGGCCCGGCGACGCAAAGCCCAGGACGAGGCGATTGCGCAGATCAGGTCAACGGTCACCGCCTGGGTGGCCAACCTCGACGATCCGAACGCCTTCGTCGAGATGAACGAGGCGCTGGCAACCCTCTACACCGATACCTACCGGGGCGAAGGTGGCGACCGGCTGGCCCGTGTTGCGGGGTTCATCTTCTCGCTGCGCGGCGTGGTCAACCACACCATGTCCACCTCGAACCCGGAGGCTGTGTCGACCTGGCTGGCGGTGGCCACGATCAATGCCGCCACCCTCCAGGCCGCTACGGAAGACCCACGTCCACTGTTGCTGAAGTGGACCACGATGCACGACAGCAAGGTCCGCGAGGCTCACGCAGCGGCCGACCGGCAGCGCCGCCCGGCGGGCTCAGTGTTCCACGTCGGCGGCGAGAACCTGCGCTATCCCGGCGACCCTCGGGCCAGCATCGAGAACACCATCAACTGCCGGTGTGTGATTCAGGTAGTCCCGGTCAACCAGTCGGCTCTGACGGCTGCTCTCAAGGAGAACCCCATGCCCCTCGAAACCCCCCTGGCGTGGCACGGTGTCCTCGCCCCCGAAGGCGCCTGGTCCGGTGACGGGCGGCGATTCGCACTGGACTCGCTGAGCAACCGCGACCTGCCGCTGCCGCTGACCTGGCAACGGGCCACCGGCGAGGGCCACGACGGCTCCACCGTGGTCGCCCGGATCGACACCATCGAGCGAGTGCCGGGCGAGAACGGCGTCAACCTGATGCAGGCCGGAGGCACGTTCATCGACACCCCGGAGACCGACGAGGTGGTCGGGCTGATCGCTGAGTTCGGCAAGTTCGGGGTAAGCGTGGATGCCGACGACTCCGAGTTCGAGTTCGACGACGAGTCCGGCAAGGTCACCTTCTCCCGAGCCCGGATCGCCTCCGCCAGCCTGGTGTCCATCCCGGCCTTCGCCGAGGCGTACGTGGCGCTGGGGCCGTGGGAGACCGAGGAGGCCGCCGGAGCCCCGCCGTTCCCGAAGAAGGGCGAGGAGCCGGTCGACGACGAGGAGGAGTGCGACCCCGACTCCGAGGACTACGAGGACTGCATCGCCCGCAAGAAGCACGACAGCCCCGAGGGTGAGCAGGACCCCGGCTGGGTGCCGGTGGCCCCGAAGCGCAGCGCCGACGCGGAGGCGGTGTCGGCGTCGGTGGCGTTCATCTCGGATAAGGCGTGGGACGGCAGCGCTGGTCGCTTCACCCCGGAGCAGTGGAAGAAGTCCACTGTGCTGCACGTCTGCGACGGCGACGAGAAGTCCTGCCACAAACTCCCCATCAAGGAGCCCGACGGCGCGCTCAACCGCGCCGCTGTACACGCCGCCGCGTCCCGCTTCAACCAGGTCGACGCTCCGGCCGAGGCGAAGGCCAAGGCGGCGCGCGCCCTACGCGGTGCGTACAAGACACTGGGTGAGGACCCGCCCGAGGTCCTCCAGGCCAGCCTTGTGGAGGACTTCGGGCGCGGTCCTGGCTGGGTGACCAACCCGGTGGAGACTCGGCGGATCTGGGCCTACTGGACCCAGCCGGGACACGAGGGCTACGCCAAGATCAACTGGGGGGTGCCCGGCGACTTCAACCGCTGTCGGCTGGAGGTGGGCGAGGAGATCGGTGAGAACTCTCCAGAGGACCTGCGCTTCCTGAACCAGATCTGCGCTCAGTGGCACCACGACGCCACCGGCTTCTGGCCGGGCCGGGCACCGACTGAGCGGGCAGGTTCAGGTGGCCTTAACCCCGAAGGCAAGGCGGCACCGGCGGTCAGTCTGGTCGCCTCCGGTGGCATCAAGGCTCCGGCGTCCTGGTTCGAGAACCCGAACCTGACCGAGCCCACCCATCTGACCGTGACCGAGGAGGGCCGGGTGTTCGGCCACATCGCGGAGTGGACCTCCTGTCACATCGGCTACCCCGAGGTGTGCGTGGCGCCGCCCACCTCGGCCAGCGACTACGCCTACTTCGCGTCCAAGCGGGTGCTGTTGGACAACGGCGAGTTCGCCCGCACCGGGGTCATCTCCCTGGGTGGCGGGCACGCCCCCGGCAACATGGGCTTCTCCGCTGCGATCGAGCACTACGACCGCACCTCCACCGCTGCCGCCGACGTGGCCGTGGGTCAGGACGAGCACGGCATCTGGGCAGCGGGCTGGATGCGTCCGGGCTGGACGGAGAAGCAGGCGTACGACCTGCGAGCCTCCGACATCTCCGGCGACTGGCGCGAGGTCCGTCCCGGTCAGATGGAGATGGTCGCGGCGCTGGCGGTCAACGTGGCCGGGTTCCCGGTGGTCGCGGTGCACGACCAGGCTCAAGTGACCCTGGTCGCGGCCGGGGTGGTGAAGGAGACCGACCCGATGTCTGCGGTGGTGCGGGAGGTCGTCGCCACCTTGGCTCGGCGCGACAAGATGGCTCAACTACGCGAGAGAGTGGGTGTCTGAACATGGCATGCGCGTGCCAAGGCAAGAAGAACGTGGCCTGGAACTACGTGGCCAAGGACGGATCGACCAAGTCCTACCCGAGCGAGATCCAAGCCCGCGCGGCGGTCGTCCGCAACGGCGGCGGCAAAGTCGTGGCGGTGTCCAAGTGAGCGGCAACACGGGGGTGGCGGGCGGCACCCAGGGCGCCGACCCGGTGCCGGTCATCCACGACGGCGCGGAGCACGTGGCTGGCGCACCTGCCGACCCTGGCGCTCCAACAGTGCAGCCCAAGCAGACCACCGCGCCGGACAACTCCACCGTGCTCGACAAGGACTCTCCGTTGGTGACCACCGACACCACTCCACCGGAGCCGCCGAAGCCGGTCGGCTGATGGCCTCCCCGATCCCCGGTGTCGCGGTCTCCACGCCGTACGGCAAGCGGGGCTCGTACTGGTCATGCAACGAGGACAGCAACGGCAACGGCATCCATACCGGGGTCGACTACGCCTGTGCGAGCGGGACAGACGTGGTGGCTCCAATCGCGGGTGAGGTCCGGCACCGGTCGTACGGCTCCTCGTTCGGCAACCACCAGTTCGCCATCTCACCCGATCCGGGTGAGCCGTTCGGCGAAGGCGAGGTGTTCTTCGCCCACATGACCTCTCGTCCAGCCGACGGCACCCGGGTCAAGATCGGGGACTACCTGGGCAACGTTGGGGCCGAGGGCAACGTCAGTGGTCCGCACCTGCACTTCGAGTACCACGCGAACACCAAGGGCAAGTGGTCGTGCTCGGTGATCGACGACCCCAAGCCGGTGCTCGACTACCAGGCCAGCGGTGGCAAGCCGGACAACCCGAACAAGGTGGAGCCCGGCGACACCGTATTCGTCATCAGCAGCGGTGCACTGAACGGTCGCGACGAGCCTTCCGGTGAGGGCGACGTGGTCAAGACCCGCCCCTACGGCGACAAGTTCGTCGTCCTCTCTGTTGTCGATGGCTGGGCTCAGGAGACACCGTGACGTACCTGATCGGGATCGATGTCAGTTCCAACAACTCCTCCAACTGGGAGGACGACGCCTGGGACTACTGCTGGGTGAAAGCCACCGAGGGCAAGTCGTACAAGAACCCCGACTACGCGCATCAGACCGGCGTGGTGCGGAACCGCGACAAGGTCCTCGGCCATTACCACTGGCTCAACGACGGCGACGTGATGAAGCAGGTCGACTGGTTCTGCGACCAGTCCGACGTGCGACCGGGGGACCTGATCGCCTGCGACTGGGAGGACCCGTCGAACCCGACCACCGCCCAGAAGGACGAGTGGATTCGCACCATCCAGCACGAGTTCCCCGACTCCATGGTCGGGCTCTACTGCAACAAGGACTGGTGGATTAACCACGACACCTCGTCGTTCTTCGGCAACTACCTGTGGATCGCCAACTACACCTCGGCGGACAACCCCGGCATCAAGGCCGACTGGACCTTCTGGCAGTACACGTTCGAGCCGTACGACAAGAACCGCGGCAAGTTCGCGTCCCTGGCAGAGTTGAAGGCGTGGGCGGGTGGTGACGGAACCCCCGAGCCGTTGCCACCCGACCCCGGTATCGGCGGCGTGTGGTTCTCCACCGACTACCTGTTCCCGCAGGTCAAGCCCAACCCGACCAACCCCAACGCTGTCAAGAAGGGCGACGAGGTCGAGGTCACGGCGTCCGGTGGGCTGACGGCCCGCTCACTCCCAGGTGGGCCGCAGTCGGTCAAGGACGGTCAGCCGGTCGTCCGCGACAAGGGCTACCGCTTCGACGTGACCGGCGACCTGGTCGACGGCTGGGTCACCGGCGGCACCAACTGGTACTCCAGCGACTACCTGAAGAAGGTCACCGCACCCGCCCCACCGGCCACTCCCTCGTGGTCGTCCAAGCCGACGATCATCTTGCCGATGAAAGACGTGCCCGGGGACCTGTCCTATATCCAAGACGTCTGTCTGGTGAACGGAGTGACCCTCGACGACGGCACGGTCTACGACCCCTGCTGGATCGTGGCCCAGGACTACAACAACGCCGGGGACATCCGGTTCCTCAAGTTCGACGACACCGGCAAGTTCCAGTCCTGGTTCCAGGTCAACGACGCCGGGCACGGCTCGTCCTTCTACGCCTACCGCAGCGCGGCGGGCAACCTGTACGTCTGGTGCGGGGAGGACGCTGCCTATCGGCACTCCTGGCAGTCGAGTAAGAAGGTCGGCAAGACCTCCGGCGACAAAATGGACTACAAGGGCGCCCGGCCGATGGGTGGCTACGGCTCAGACCGAGTGGCCTTCCGCAACGCCACCGACACCAAGGAGACCTTCTCGATCTTCGACCGGACCGACTTCACCGACGGGTCCAACCGGACGAAGCCCATCAAAGAGGTGACGATCTCCAAGCAGACCGCCCGAACGCAACAGACCACGGCTGCGAGTGAGTCGCGGATCTACCGCCTGTCGGGCTCGACCAACGACAACCCGCCGCACGGCACCAAACTGCACGTGCTGGAGGTGTTCGACTGGGCAGGCAAGCGGCTGCTGGAGATGGACGTGACCGCGATGTACATCGAGACCACCTCCGACGAGCCGGAGGGACTCACGTTCAGCGGCAACCCCGGGTCGTTGATGGCGTCCAAGCGGGAGGGCTCCACCGACCCGTCCAAGCGGTCGGTGCCGGTATGGACAATGAGCAACCTGCCCTGACTGACTGGGAGTGGGCGGCTTTCGTCGTCGGGTTCTGCCTCGGCATCGTGATCGGGATGTGCCTGGGGGTGGTGGCAGCCCTGTTGGCCGAGCCGAGGGAATGAGCGATGGACTGGTGGGGGCGGTTGCTGTGCCTGCTGGGGGTGCATCAGTGGTCTGAGTGGGAATGGCCACCGGGCGATCACTGCCAACGGTGTGGCGACCGGTATGAGTGAGGAGCGACGACCTACTGGAGACCTGCTGGTTCTGATCTTCGGCATCACCTTGTGCGCTTTGATCGTGCTGGCCGGGATCACCGCACTGATGCTGCTGATCTTTCGGCCTGACGTGGACACCACCACTCGGCTGGTCAGCGCTGTGGCTACAGCACTGAACACCGTGGTCGGCCTGCTGGCTGGATTCCTGGCCGGACGGCACACGCCGAAGCGGCGCAATGGGAGTTAGGCGATCTGCAGCACGACGAAGATCAAGATGATCAGAACGATCACCAAGATGGCGATGCTGATGGCTCTCTCTGGGGTCATGGCCCTGACGGTACGCCTGGGTTAAGGCGGCCTTAACCCTCCTTCCAACAGACCCCTCTGTTTTGGGTGTACTGTCCCCCGCAGGAAGTTCTTCCACTGGACCTTGGTGCCCGGGATCTCGACTTGCGCTTGGCGCAGACCCCTACGACGCCGAGGAGCAAGTCCCGTGGACCTCAACAAGAACTTCACCGCACTGGATGCTGACGCGCTGGCGACCTACGCCGCCCAGGTCCGTGCCGCTTTCGACGCCATCGCGTCCGCCGATGCCCCGACCGAGGCCCAGGTCACCGAGGCCGAGGGCTACGCCGAGCACCTGGAGGCCATCGAGGCCGAGCAGACCGCCCGCACCGAGCGTGCCGAGGCTCTTGCTGCCCGCACGGCCGCACTGCGCACCCGCTTCGCCACCGAGGAGGGCGGCGAGGACGAGAGTGCCACCAACGTCCCGATGGATGAGGAGCCCAACGACGACGACGACGAGATCGGTCCCGACACCGTCGAGGAGCCCCTCTCTGAGCCGACCATCGTCAAGCGCCCCGGTGCTGGAGAGAAGGCTCGCTCCGGTGTGACCACCCTCGCCAAGCGGACCACCCGTCCGGTCAAGCCCGCCCGGTCCCGTGCTCCGATCACCATCACGGCCGCCGCCGACGTGCCCGAGTTCGCTACCGGCTCGAAGATGGAGGGGCTGGAGCAGGTCACCACGGCGATGATCAACCGGATGCGTGGCTTCGGCGCCCCGTCCGGCGACGGCAGTCACGAGGATCTGCGCCACGTCGGCGTCGCGTCCTTCGCGCTCGACTTCCCACAGGAGTTGACCTCGGATCGGCACTCCGACGACATGGAGGTGCTCGCGGCCGCAGCCAAGGAATCCCGCCTCCCCGGCGGCTCCCTCACCGCTGCCGGTGGCTGGTGCGCGCCGAGTGAGACGATCTACGACCTGTGTGCACAGGAGACCGCCGAGGGCCTGCTCTCGCTGCCGGAGATCAACGTCACCCGGGGCGGCATCAAGTACACCAAGGGTCCGGACTTCTCCGACATCTACGACAACGTCGGCTTCTGCCAGACCGAGGCGCAGGCCATCGCGGGGACCACCAAGACCTGCCTCGAAGTGGCCTGCCCGCCGTTCCTGGAGGTCCGGCTCGACGCCTGCGGCATCTGCGTCAAAGCCCCGATCCTCACCAACGCGGCCTACCCGGAACTGGTGCAGCGCTACATCAGCGGTTCGATGATCGCCCACCAGCACAAGATGAACGTCAAGGTGATCAACACCATCGTCGCTGGCTCGACAGCCAAGACCGCCACCGGTCTCGGCGCAGTGGCCACCGACACCTTCGATGCGCTGACCCTGTTCGCCAACGTGCAGCGGGAGAAGTACCGCATCTCGCCGAACGCCAGCCTGGAGGTCATCCTCCCGTTCTGGGTCAAGGACCTGATCAAGTCCGACATCGCCCGCCGCAACGCGGTCGCGGTCGAGGTGATCTCCGATGCTCAGGTTGCCTCGGAGTTCTCCAGTCGGAACCTCGCGGTCCAGTACGTGTACGACTACCAGCCCCTCGGCGAGGACGCGGTGGCCTACCCGGACACCTTCAACGCGCTGATGTACCCGGCGGGTACCTGGGTGAAGGGCACCGCCGACGTGATCAACCTCAACGCGGTGTACGACGCGGCGGAGTTGGCCAAGAACATGTACACGGCGCTGTTCTTCGAGCAGGGCATCCTCGCAGCGCAACTGTGCTGGGACTCCCTCAACATCGAGATCCCGGTCTGCAACGCCGGTCGCTCCGGAGCGCCTGACCTGGTGTGCGGCGCCATCGTCCCCTGATTGTCCGTCTACCTAACCGAGACGTGACCCCAGGGAGGTGCTGAATGTCCGTCGTCATCGCGAACGCACGACAGGCGGTCTCCGCACCGGTTCGCCAGCCGCGCCGGTTCGGCCTGTTCTCCGTGGTCGAGACCATCGACAGCGGTGAGTCCCACTGGATGCTCGGTGGGATCACCGCTGACGGTGAGTCGTGTTCCAGGCCGCAAGGGGACACGATCCTCTGCGGCCCTACCGCGCCGAAGACCTCCGAGTCTTGGTACTCCGACCTGGACGCCGACCCCTGGCTGGCGTACATGTACGAGACCTGCCGCACCGTCGGCCGGATCGAGGAGTCCGCCGCCAAGTTGAAGCAGCGGTTCCTCGCCTCCGAGCAGTCGGCGGTGGAGACCGAGTTCCAGGACAACGTGTTGGATGCTGCCCCAGCGCTGGGGTTGTTCCCCTCGCCCAGCCGGGCAGTGGCCGCCCTGGAGCAGGAGGCTGCCTCCGAGTACGGCGGTCAGATCACCCTGCACCTGGGGGCACTGGCAGCGTCGCAGGCGTTCGCGCACAGTCCGCTGATCCGGGTGGGTGACCATCTGGAGACGGTGTCGGGCAACCTCGTCTCGGTCGGCAACTACCACGCCGATCACGCCGGGGGCTCCGACTCCGCCCCGGTCGTCTACGCCACCGGGGCCACCGTGCTGTACCGCAGTGTGCTGGCCGAGACCGGCCCGGTGCTCGGCAAGACCACCGGTGCGTACAACAACGAGTACCACGTGCTGATCGAGCGGGGCTACGCAGCCTTGGTCGACTGCTTCATGGCCAGCGCCACCGGCACCCTCTGCGATTGCGGTGCGTGATGGCTGAGGTGCCGTTCGACAAGAGGCCCAGCGACCAGGCCACCCTGCTACTCGCTGCTGCTGAGGAACTTGGCCTGGACCCGAGTGTGGTGCAGACCTACGAGGGCGGCTTCCTGGTTCCCCAGGAGGTGCACGACACGGCGTACCCGCCACCGAAGCGCAAGTCCAAGAAGAAGTCTGAGAGTGAGGAAGGCTGATGGCCGGATCAAACACCTGTTTCTCGCTCGTCCGTGGTCGGGCGATGCGAGTGACCCGGCTCGACGGCTGCGGCTCTGTCGACCTGGGCCCCGCTGCCGCAATCGTCAGCGACGGCTTCATCACCGTCCAGTTGACCGCTCAGACCGATGAGGGCGAGACCATCTCGGTCACCAACGCCGCAGGCAAGGTCTGCATCCTGGACGAGCCGTGCCCGGTCTTCACCGGCTACGAGATCCAGGTCGAGTTCTGTGGTGTCGACCCACTGCTCTACGAACTGATGACCGGAATGCCATCGGTTACCGACGCGGAGGGCAACCGGGTGGGCATCCGGATGAACTCCGGCGTGGATGCCTGTTCCTCAGGATTTGCTCTGGAAGTGTGGAGCAACGTGCCGAGCGCAGTCTGTGACCCGGGGGCCGGTGTCTCCTACGGCTACTTCCTGGTGCCCTTCATCAAGGGCGGTGTGATCGGCGACTTCACCGTCGGCAACGACGCGGTCAACTTCACCCTCTCGGGAGCCAAGTCCAAGGACGGCAACAACTGGGGCTTCGGTCCCTACGACGTGGTGAAGGACGACGGCGGTCAGCCCAGCCCGCTGCTGGAGGAGGTCGACAGCAGGGACCACCTGTGGATGCAGTTGACCACCGTCGCTCCGCCGGAGCCCTCCTGCGATGCGATCGAGGTCGGCACCGCTGCTACCGGAGCCACCGCCGGACAGCCGGGTCAGTGGACTCCGAGCCCGGGCTACGGTCCGGCCGACTTCACGGAGATGGACACCATCACGGCCAGCCCGACCACTGCCTGGACCAGTGGCCAGTACATCGTGCTGGAGGATGAGACCTTCGCCTTCTGGAACGGCACCACCTGGGAGTCCGGAAAGGCCCCGTAACCCCGGGCCACTGGGAAATCGACGGCCACGCCCTCTGACGGAGGCGTGGCCGTCACCATGTCGGAGAGGATGCGGATATGGACGATGACTGCGTG